TTAATAACCATCCGATCCCACTGCGTGGGGCATGGATGGGGCAAACTCACTCAATTTCTGGTTGAGGATGAGTATCTGGTCCTGGTTATTTTCAGCCATCCAGGATCCGTATACTCGGTAAACCATTTGCGCGTCGGTGTGGCCCATTTGCTTCGCGATGAAGTTCGGGTTAGCACCGGCAGCCAACGACCAGCATGCATACGTGTGTCGGGACTGGTATGCTCTGCGATAGCGAATCCCGGCGCGTCGCATTGCCGCTTCCCACGACTGGTTAATGGACCCCACTGCGTAATGATGCCCGGCACGGCCATTGCGCAATCCTTTTTGTGGGTTAAACACGAATGTGCACGGATGCACTTCTGTGCGACCAAATTCTCGCAGTTTCACCTCTACCTGATACTGCTTACCCAGGCGGGTTAATTCGGCCTGGTTCTTCAGCACGTCTATGGCTGGCTGAATAAGGTTGATGATGCGGTTTGTCCCGGCCTCGGTTTTCGGAAGGGTAAACTCCTTCGTCAACGTGTGGTTTCGGCGGATCATCATCGTTCCTGCTTTCAGGTCGATATCTTCCCAGGCCAGCGACACCAGTTCACCGTGGCGCACGCCGGTGTATACGGCAAGCGACCACATGTTTTTCAGCTGCTGGTTGGCGCAGGCGTTAATCATCCTGACAAACTCCTCACGCGTCAGTGGGTCAGGCTCGCAACGCGAACGTTTGAGAAGGGCTATTCCGGTGAACGGGCTCACCTTCACATAACCACTTTCAGCAGCGAACTTGAACATGCCAGCCATGGTCTTCATGTAATTGTTGACCGTTCTGACTGTGCGGCCCTTAACCGGTGTTTTGTGTCCAGCTTTCAACGTCTGATACCCGGTCAGCAGTTCCTTTCTGATAAACAGCAGGTCTTCCTGCGTCACCGCAGAAACCAGCCTGTCCCCGCCGATCCTCGGCACCATATTGCGCGTTATAGACGTATAACGTGACATCGCGTTGGTGCTGATCTCCATACGCTTCAGTTCAAGCCATTTGTTCGCCAGTTCGAGCACGGTAATCTCCTTGCTCTCTACCCCAAACTTTCTCAGGTTCGGCGAGTCAGGGAACTGGGCCGCATAATTGAAGTTGCCTGTCTTTATCGCGAAGCACACCGACGCGCGTAACTCGCCAGCTACTTTTCTATTTTTTGGTGTATCTGGCACGCCGAGGTTTTCACGCACCCGGCTTCCTTTATAGATGAACCATATACGGAGTGTTCCGCCGTGGTTCTCCACGCCTGTTGGGTATGCTGACTTAGCCATTATTCCCTCCTGACGTCCAAGAGCCCGCTAAGCATAAACGGATCCTCATTGGCGCGCACCTGGCTGTTTCTTTTTGAGGCTTTCAACCCACTGGTCGATCGCTTTGTGGTTATACAAGCACTCGCTGTTTTCTTTAGGGATGCTGTCAGGCGACATGTGGACGTACTCCCTTCCACATAGCCAGCTTTTCTTGCGGGCCCGCGCTATCGTTCCCGGGCGAAGCCCTGTCATTTTCACAAGTAGGTCTTCTGTCACCCACTCGCTGGGCACGATTTGAATAATCTCGCTCATGATCGCTCCTATGACATCGTTTTATAGAACTGCGGCTGGTCTGGCGTGGCCGCGCGTAATTCGTTTTCCGCGTGCACTGAATAATTGCCGTCATCCCATCGCACCCAGGCTTTCGGGTGATCGCCTTCCGGCTCCAGTTGGCTATCCACCACGCCATGAATACCGCCGGTCTTCTTCTGGACTAATGCGCCCACATTAAAAGCAGCCATTGCACACCTTCCGGTTCGTGAAGAAATGAGATGAGAGCGCCCAGCGCCATAAGTGCGGCGATGAGCCAGGTCATGGGGTTTGATTGCATGATTAACTCCCAAAAGAAAACCCGCTCAATGGCGGGTTCTATTTAGGTGAGGCAGGGATGTGGCGAACGGTCTATTCGGGCATTAAAGCGAGGAAATCTTTTTTATAAAGTTCTTTCAATTCAGACATAACCTCGGCAGAGGCCATTTCATGGGTAAGCAAAGTTCTGCCCAGACGTTTCTCAGCATCCTGCTGAAAATCAGAAAAACTCCCGATCAATACCCCAGTGTAGCCAGTTAGGATGGTGCACTGCTGTTGTGTCAGTTTCATCTAATTCCTCCTTTATGATGTCGGTATTCTATCGCACTAAGTTTTCGTACCCAATAGCCAGCTCATAACTGGCTATCAGTTGCGTCATGGCTTCGATGCGCGGTAATCGTCTAGCGCTTTAGCAATCGTCTCAATTGGGTCATGCTCCTGGCTGATAATTTCACGGATGCTTTCCTCGCTTGGGTTTAGGCCTTCCCCATCGCCGAAGTAGAAGGCGAGTGCTTTCATAATTTCATCATATGCTGACATATTCTCTCCTCATGCCGCGCGCTGGGCGCGCAGCGTCAAATTACTTCCGCCAGGCGAAGCTAATTGGCTCCGGCGTAATCCACAGGTGACGCATGTTCGCCACGTTCACCACATCAGAATCCCGCGGGTAAATCTCCACGGCATCACGATCGCCATAGCCAACAGCTGACTTTATCTCCTGCAGCGCATCCCAACTGATGCCATCCTTCCACCGGCCAGAGCTCCCAATGCTGGTGGTATTCACCGTCAGGCGAATGACACCGTTGTCTTCCTTAAACTCCTGAACCAGAAAGTAAGCGTTAGCCCACACGTTGCTCCGCTTGGGGTCGTGGCATCGTACCGGCCATTGCGATTCCGGTACCAGCTTGAGTATTCCGATCACTTTTAAACTCCCCTCTGCTTATTCTTCAGCCCTATAACGCTCTGGCACTCCGCGCAAGTTTGGCAGCCGGGAACGGCAGCGCGCCGCGGCGCTGGGATATCCTCGCCGCATTCCGCGCAATACTCAGCTGATACAGCGTTACGGTCTATGCGGTGAACGGAAAGGGCGGCGTTACGCTGAAGCTCTTCAATCTCTGCTGCTGTGTCGATGATGTCTGCCATGGTCAATGCTCCCGGAACTGTCGGTTAATTCGGTTGAAGGTGAACGCCAGCAATAAAAAAGGAGCCTTAAGCTCCTGGGTGATTAGTGCCTTCATGCATCTGGCACCGGAGGTGTGGGTGCCCAATGAGTAATATTCATTTCCTCATCATCCAAGCTCTCAATCTGATAGCTCCATTCCCAGTCACCAGTTTCAGTCATGCAGTCTGAAAGCCAAACTGAGCGCCAACCAATGACCCAGCCTTCTCCGTTAGCGTCAAATAACAAACACTGCTGATTAGGAGCGGGCAGCCCATCATTTACGGATACAACCTCGGATTTAATCGCATCTTTCCACGCAACTGCCGCCAGCTCTCCGCCGAGAATGTTCATGCGGGAATGCACTGCTGGCTCTTTCCCGTCCTCAAAATCTACGACAAAAGTTACCTTGCTCATTGTTCTGCTCCGAAGCGGCGATTAAGCCGCCCTGTGTATACGACGAACTCCAGAAGGCTAACTCCAAGAGCTTCAATTTTCTTGTGATGCTTGTTGATGATGGGAGGCACCGTTTCGTTCCAGTTAGGCTTTGGCTTCTTGCGCATGGCCTGCTGGATTTCCTCGGTGCAGCGGCGGCAGGCGGCGCGGATGGCATTTTCATTTGCCGGCGTCATGCGGCCTCCCGTTTATCTTTGATGTGAGGTGCGTTCGAAAGAAAAACCGCTTTCGCAAAGCCCAGAGGGGTTGCGCTTCGAATGTTTGCGCGATCGTCACTGGGTGGGCATTCGTGAATACGGTTGTCCGGATACCAGTCAGTTACCAAACCTGCGAAAGATGTTCCAGAGAGGGAACCGACCGCCTTCTTCTTCGGCACCATCCGGCCGCAGGCCAGCTTCACGGCGTCGATAGCAGCTTCCACCATCGGGTGCATATTCTCTGCGGGCGCCTTGAAGCCGTTACCCATCCAGAGGCAGGTCTGCTTCGTGTAGTTGTCATTCGCGCACAGACCAGTGAACTGGTACGGATGGAACGTGTAATCGGACGAACCGAAGATGCTACTGAACACGCTCACCGGGTTTTCGAATGCCCACGGGCAGCCGGCCGCCAAGCCAGTCATCCGGCATTGCTCGGCGACCAGCGCGGCCTTGGCTTGAAAGTGAGGGTCTTTTGCTCGTTTAGCCTCGAACCACCGGGAACCAGAGACCGCAACCTCAGTGCATGGCGGAAAGCCCATGACCATGACGACGTTCTCAGAGCGGATGATTTGAGATAGCCGCGGCATTGCCTCAAGGATGGTTGACGATATGCGCTCAACAGGACCGTCGATCGAAGTCTCTGGATGCTGCGGGTCAACCAATACCGCACGGTAACCGGCTTCAACCCATGGTTCAGACATGACGCCAGTGATATCGCACAGGCAGATAATGGTACCTTTGCTCATGCGGCCTCCGTTTTCACAACATCGATGGCGCAGCCGGGCAGCAATTCAACCGCGGCAGTAGCACACTGATTTCCCCAGTGTTGCCAGCCCGGCGCTGCGCTACGGCTAAACAGCTCAATGCGCTGAACATCACCGTAAAGCAGCTCCAGCCGGTGGCGTACTTCCCAGGGCTTTTCGCTGTGCGCGCCGAGCGGGCTGTAGACCACCTGCTTAATCCCGGCGTGCTTTCGCTCCAGCCCGGCGCCACGGGTTGCAATAAGCAAGTCTTCAGTGTTGGCCCGGGTGTGGTTGCCGCCGTTCATGCGCGTCTCGGCGTTCAGCAGGTCGAGAAAAACGTAAAAGTCGGTGACTTCACCCTCGTCCAGCGCCTTGTTGATGCGCAACTCGGCGTTCTGATTCAGCTTCACCCAGGTAAAGCCCTTCATCGTGCGAACGGTAAAACCCCAGGCCTCGGCCAGTTCGATAGCCTCCTGGTTATGCGTGCCGGTGTACCACATCGCCAGCACCGCGTTTTCGGCAGCCAGTTCCCACACAGGCAGACGCTTCAGGTCGATGAGCTTCATGGTGGAGTAGTGCTCGGCGGCAGCGCCGTTGCTGATGGTGTTGCCGTAAGACCAGGGCGGATCTGCGTAGATAAGCGAGTATTTTCCTGTCATGGAATTACACCTCGAAAGCAAGTTGTGGCGTGAACCGATCGCGTTCTGCGTCGTAGTTCAGCGAACTTGCAGAATTAAAGGCTTCAATGCGCTCTACCAGCACCGCAGCGCGTGTTTCTTTGCTTGCTGGCGCGTAGGATGATTTATCCCACGCCTTGTCGATTCCGATGTTGCGCGCGACATTAGTGCTGTCGGCTGAAGATAGTGGGATGTGGCGGAAGATATCGGCATTCAGCATACGCAGGCCGTGAAGCTTCGTTATCGGATACCCGTTTTTGTCGACAATGTGCTGAATTAGATCACGAAGCTTTGCGCGGCAGGCGCGCGGTCGCTTGGCGTCGTATTCACCCATGCTACCGATGCATACGCGCGGAAATTCTCGACACAGGCGGAAGAAACGTTCATCTGGCTCGTTCATGTGCCAAACCGGCGCACCAACTACTTTTCCATGCGGCCACTCGGCTATTAACGCGTCATTCTCTTCACTGGTCCCGCCGATCACGTCAGGGATAACAGAAAAAGCAAAGCGAGGGTGGTTCATCCAGCGGCCTACAAACGTGTAGTAGTCATTCCAGTTAACTACGCGCTTTTTTGTCCAGAAACTGAATGCGCCGTTATCCAGCGCGAAAGACTGGGTGACTTCGCTGGCCAGGGCTAATTGGCCGGGGTTAGCGAAGGATATGAAAGCGTGCCTGCCTTTCCATGCCTTCAGCGCGCATGTGTCTGGCGTAATAGGGCCGCCGTGAAAATGAATCATGCCGCCTCCTGCCTTTCCCGATATTCCTCAGCCAGCCGCTGCGCCTTTAATGGGTTGCTGACCACTTCACCCCATGGCATTAGCCAGCCGTTACCAATGAAGGGAAGGCACAGAGTGCCAACCCTGATGTCGTCGTGAGCGTGAGTCATAACGAGGTGTCCTAGAATGGAATGTCGTCGTCGAACGGAGGGTTCTGGTTGTTATGCGAAACCTGACGGTTTGCCTGTTGCAGTCGGGAATCCGGTACCGAGTTTGGATCGGTCTGATTATTCCCCCATCCGCCATTGTTATTCGAAGGCGCACCCCAGCCTCCGCGTGAAGAATCGTGAGGTTTCCGGTCGTCTTTATCTTTCATGGTGCGCTCAAGCGTAGCGATCGCTTCTGCTGGCGTTTTGTCGGTGAACTCTTTATAGGTCAGGCGTGAACCAGGTTGGAAAACATGGCGCACTTCAAACTTATAGCTGTCACTCCCGTCAGTTTTGGTGGTGAGGATTTTTTGCAGGAACAAGCCGACTCGCTTACCTTCCAGTGCCGGCAGACACCATTCATGACCGCTTTGCCCCTGTCGCTGTTGCGCCTGAGCGTCTTTAACCTGCGCAGCCCACATGATGGCGGCGATCAAACCCATACCAAAAGTCTGTGTGCCATCGCGACCGAGGAAGTTGATGCGCAGGAAATTTGCTTTCTGGCCGTCAGCGTCGAGCGAAAGAACAAGTGCCTGCGACTGTGATCCATCCTTGCCGAACTCATACACAGCGGAGGTGATCACGCCTTCGTATGCGCCGGTTTCAGAAATGCCAGCGGAGGATCCTGCTTTGAGTGCTGCTTCTGCCGACTGCTGGTTCCAGGTAAAGCTGATTGGTTGGTTCATCGTTATCTCTCTTATAAGTCAGTGAATTCAGAAATTGCGTTGTCGAACGCCGCCAGGTCGTTATCCATGTCAGTCACTTCTGGACCGAAAAGGTCAGGAGGACATTTCACGGTGTCGTTGTCGTCGCCCTTCAACAGGAAAAGGTGTTGGCCGTCGCGCTTGATAATGCGCAGAACGATAGGGAAGTAGCCTTCGGGTGTGAGCTTTTCGTTAAGCATCTTGCCGACGGTCTTCATCCTGATTTTTCCTTCGCTCTCTTCGGTGTGGGCGAGGAAGTAAACGCGGAAGTCGTCAGGGAGCTGGGTTGCAGCTTCAATGATGCGCCAGGCGTGCTCCGCCATTTCAGTAAACTTGGTGTAGCCGGTCTCGTAGGCCCGATCCATGTTCTCGTGCTGCATTACGGCCTGAAAATCATCGATAATCAGAATCTTTCGCCCACTCATCGCAGCGTTACGGATCACGTCAAGAAGATGCCGGCCATTGCGGATATCAACAACGTTCCCGCGCTGGATTGAGTTATCTGGCAGGCGTTTACCGTGGAGTTTCCAGCCGGTATTGCGGAACGGAAGGGCCTTACGAATACAGCGAGCGAGAATGGCATTTTCCGGGTTAACGTTGCGGATGCTGTACGTTTTGCCATACCCGGAGTCGGCAAGGATGAGAGTCATCACCGCCATAAATCACCCCTTAAGCCAGTGTTGGATTGTGAAGAGAATGTCTTCGTCGTCGCTGTTGCTGGACAACCAGCGGAGATAGCCAGGGTCGACCTTCGCAATTTCTTCAAACGTCATGCCCTTATGCTTGCCGAACCGGATCGCCTTAATCAGTGATGGGCTGTTTGAAATGGCGCGCATTTCGCCAAACGTCCATTTCGCCAGGCGGCCCATGTACAGAAGCAATTCAGCAGTGACGTAGCAGTCATACAGCGCGCGGTGCGCATACAGACCTTCCGGAAGTTCAGGTTTCAGGCCCAGGCTGTAACGCAGGTACTGGTTACTGTGGCTTGGGTGATCCGGGAGAAGAGCGCGGGCCAGCTTAGCGGTGCAAATCCATGGTGCATCGATTTGTGGCAACTTCGATTTATCGAACTTCGCGTTGTGCGCGACGTAAGCCTGCGCGCCAAGGTAACGACCGATAATTTCGCCAATCAACGGGGCGTCAGCGACCATATCTTCAGTGATATGGTGGATAGCCATAGCCTCGAAGCTTATCGCCTCAGCGGGCTTCACAAAGTCGCTCATGGGGTTGCAGATAACGCCGTCAACGATATCCACGCTGGCTATCTCCAGCACACTGCCTTCCAGGCTGGTAGTTTCGGTATCAATAACTCGCAACATGCTTAATCTCCGTAAGGTGGTCGTTAACTGCGTCAAATTCTGCGAGCTGGTGGGCCAGTGATTCGAGGTCTGCCGGCTGGAGGTCATACAGCAGGCAGAGCATGGCAACCATCAGCAATCCGGTTTGCTGAGTTACCATCGCGTTCTCCGTGATGTCTTGGCGCGTGAAGGGTTCTGGCGGAAGAACTTCTCAGCGCAGCCTTTGTCGGTGCAGAAATGCTTTTGTGACGTCGACATGTAGGTCGATACCGTCTGAACAGTGCAATCGCTCTTATGGCGCCGCGCGCCGCAGTAAGCACACATTACAGAGCTGAGGTACTCGGTAGCTGAGTCGAGAATGATGCTTTCTGCAAAACTGCCTGGCACACCACGTGAATCGACATACTCGATCATGTTCTCGGTGCGTCCGGCGCTGTTAGTAAATGACCCTCGCCCGGTAAGCTTGATAATTTGGCCGCCGAGTTTGAGTCGGGATCCTTCTGGCAAACTTGCCAGTCGTTCAGAGGTTAATCGCTCGTAAGGTTGCATAAAGACTCCTTAAAAAGTGCGTGCGAAGGCCGCCCGCGTAATGCCAGGCCGATCGGTTGAATAGGGTGGTTAGTGCTGGATAGGGTTGCCGTGACCGTCGAGCAGTACGTCAATCATCACGCAGTCACTGAGGCGGATGATTTCGGCGTCGGTGTGCAGGTAAACACATTTGCGCTCCTGGATAACCGCTGAGACGCGATAGGTTCTGCCCTTATGCATCGCCATCATTCCCGGCGTTAAGCACTGGCGAATGAGTGGCGTCGTACCGTAGTGATGCATCATTTTTTACGCTCCAGTTGCTCAAGGATGCCAGCGATGTGCAGCTGCCAGCGGTTCATGGTTATCTTTTCGCGGGGCTTATCAGCTGAAGCCAGCTGCCAGTGGTGGCCATCTGCCATTTTTTTGATTGTGTACAGCTTGCCGTTGTGAGTGACTTTCATGATTCACCATGCTCCGTCCCACCTATGAATCGCTCTGGCATTTCATCAAAAATTGCCATACTCAACACTGCAACCTTTCCGTCTCTCAAGGGGAATGCGTATTCCTTTTTTACGACGTAGAGGTGGTCAGCTGTTGCTCTGAGAACCATGTCGGTAACATCAGTTTTCTTTCCAACCCAGCAACTCTTAACTGGGTTGAGACGACCTTCAAAAATCGTTCCAGTTAACGGGCTGGCCCCAATCATTTTTACAGTGCCCATAATCATCTCCGCGCTTAAGGCCGCGCCGCCGAACGGTTAATACAAGACTTCTGCGCTTGTACGAAAATATGCTGGCGGTGGATGGCCGCCGGTTGTCATAACTAACCGCACTCATCGAGAACGGTGAGGTATGAAAAAAGCCGCTGGTTAGGCGGCCTATTTTTGTTTGGACTTGTGCTTTCCAGCCCACTGCTTAGCGATATAAAGGCAGTCGTCGAAAATCCTCCCCTTGCGGCTTGCCTGAGAGCAGCGACGGTAATGATCCACCGCCATGTCCGCGCCGGTCATCGCCGCATTCTCGTCGTAGCCCAGCTTTATTAGCTCGGACGTGATGTTTTTGTGAATGAACTCCTGCGGGCTCATACAGGGAGACCTTCTGAGAATTCGCCAAGATCTGGGATGCTGAACTGAGTTAACTGGAGCGCGAGGAGAGTCGCTTCCTTAACGCGCTTTTTGTCTTTCTTACGCTGCGCGAGCAAGCCACTGCCTTTTTGTCCGCGATGTTTAAAAGACAACTCATCGAATGATGCGATCTGATCGTGAATCTGCTGCCCGGTCAGTTTGGCAAGGCCTGAGACATTCAATGGGGCTATCTGAATGCCAGATTCTTTTTCAACCAGGTCAAGCATCCAGATACGCAGGTCTTTGGCTACTTTGGTACGAGAGACCATGCCGATGAGGTGCGCACCTCTCGGGGAGAAAATACGCATTTCAACTTCACGTAAGCTATTGTTTATCCCATCCTTCCTCACTTTGGTCACGGTCGTCATACTATCCGTGAACTCATCTTTGTGGCGGTTGTAGATGTTGGAAACCTTATTGGCGTTTGCATAACCAAGAAGGTCGGCCAGCGCTTCTGTTGTGAACCAGATTTTCCCGTCACCGTTATCAAATGGCACGACAGTGCGATCCTGAAACGTTAACTCGCTTCCCATATTCACCTCTCTTTGTTTACCGTCAGCCCCTCGCAAAGAGCTGCTGGTAAAGGTTCCCCGATGTTCGGGATCTGAGCAGCAAACCATTCCGGTGCGGAGTCCTCTTCGTGTGCTATACCCGCCACGCGTTACACACCTGCCTCAATCCCATTGGGCGCCATTTCAATTTGCCAGGAGCGCTCCGGGTGATTTGCTGCTTGACTGAATTCTTAATGAGCAGGCGGCTTGCTGTCCGCCGCTGGCTAACTTCGCTCAGCTGTCGATGTTTCGTTTCGATGGATTAAAGATAACCTTAGTTATGAGTGATGGCAATAACCTAATTTATAATTATCATCACAAAAGTTATAATGGCATGATAACTAAAAGAATTTATTTTTGTAAAAAGGTGGGGTTGATGGATTTTGGGCAATAAAAAACCCCGCATTGCGGGGCTTATAATCAAATGGGGGTTAGAAATAACCGTTGTCTTTGCAGACTGATATCGTTGATAGGGTCTCGGCATCATCACCACCCATACCTATAAAGCCAGCGTGTGGTTTGCCATTATTAATAAGCATGACCATGAATGGGGTGTTTCCAGCATAGCCGCCGTATGAGTTTTTCGAGTTAACTAGGCCGCAGTAGGCCCCTTTCCCGTTGCTCACAAACTTTGAGTGCTTGAACCTGGCGCTTTCAGGATCCTTCAATTGGTCTTTTACTGCGTTCTCAACAGCATTAATCTCCTGCTTCGTGAGAGATCTATATTTCCAGACAGTTGCCGGTTTCTCGTTATCAGAAGTGTTAGGTGTTGGACTTACATCAATGCAGTTAGCCCATTGCTCAGTTATTCGAGCAATACGGTCTGAGATGGCGAATTCAGTTTTAGAAAGGCTTGCGGCGAACACTTTTGTCTTATCATCAAGAAAAAGCATTCCGTTTTTTTGTTCACTGATTATCGGGGAAATGACCACGCCGCCAGCTGGACGGGTGGCTTTAAAGGATTTGCCATCAAATTCTACAGTACCCTTACCGCCGGGAATCATAGGTGCATTAGCACCTTTGCTTATGTCGGACTTAGCGTAATCGCAGCTCAGAATGCTTGACCCGATTGCGTTCGTTGTTAAGGCCAGAAAAGATAATGCTATAAGTTGTAATTTCATCCATGCCCTCTGAATTACCAGATAGTAGACGTCCAGAACATGCGCCCAAGGATCTCTACGCTTTCAATGTCAGCCTCTTCATCAGGGTACTCTTCACTGTTGAAGCTGCGAATCACGATACGAGTAGGGCTCACACGATAAATGGATTTTAGTCTTTTCCATCCATCCTGGCTGATTGCATAGACTTTGCCATCGACGATTTTTTTATCGTTCGTGTTAATAGCGATGGTTGTTCCCTCTGGGATCATAGGCTCCATGCTATTTCCTGATGCCGGGAAGCACAGCACACTATCTTTCTGGGCTCCAACCTTACGCAGGGTAGACTTCGCAAAACGGAGTTTGAATCCGTTATAGTCATCTTCCAAGCAGGAACCATCACCACAAGCAAGTTCTATGTCTTTCAGATATGGCACTTCGACCTCGTCATCTGGCAGATCTGTTTTGCTATCCCAAGCGTCAACTTTACCCCATTCCGATTCTGGTGGGATAGCGGATTCCTTGCGTACTTCGTCCTGCATTGAGCCTATGCCAGAACTGAGCCATTCCGGACGCACATTCAATGCATGAGCAAGCTCAACCATCTTACGGCTTCCTGTGGTTTTGCCTGATGTCATTTTCTGAATTGCAGGTTGAGATATGCCAACTTTCTCAGCCAGCTGCCCTTGGGATATGCCTGCGGCGCTCATAGCCGCGTTTAGTCGATCTGCGAATGTTTTCATAGCGCCAATATATAACTCAGGTTATGCAGAGTAAAATAACAAAGGTTATGGACAATGCTCATAACTTGAGTTATCTTTTCATTAATCCAGTAATCGGATAGGTAAAATCCATGAACAAAGTTATTCAACGAGCTTTAGAAATCGTTGGCAGCCAGAAGCGACTCGCAGATATTTGCGGCGTTAGCCAGCCAGCGGTTCACAAGTGGCTTAACGGTGGTTCCGTATCTCCGGAAAAAGTAACAGCCATCGTAAACGCTACTGGCGGCGAGATTAAGGCACACGAAATTCGACCTGATCTTCCCGACCTGTTTCCACACCCAGAGAACCATGCCGCTTAACGGCGGCCCTAACCACGAAAGGGAAAGCAATGCATTCACTTGCGTATCAACACAATACCGGAATACACCCGGGAGCGGTGATAAACCGCGCTCAACCTAAAGCGGCGCCAGACCACGAAAATATCCGCGATGCGGTCCGGGCATGGTCTTCGGCGCTGGACAATCAGGACGTCGTCTCGGCGCTGATCATCAACGAATACCGGGAGCAGGGCGGGACCGCCATCAGCTTTCCGGAAGACATCAGCCGGGCGCGCCAGAAGCTGTTCCGCTTCCTGGATAACCGTTTCGACTCCGAACAGTACCGCGAGAACGTGCGCCAGCTGACACCGGCAATCATGTCCGTCCTGCCGCTGGAGTATCGAAACCGCCTGGCGCCGCAGAACGACACTATGTCTCTGATCGCCTCTGCGATGAAAGAGTGTGCCGAAGCTAAACAGGCAGTGCTTCTGGACGCTCCAGAGCATCAGAAGCTGAAAGAGGTAAGCGAGGGTATAGCGTCGCTCTTCCGCCTCATGCCGGAGCAGGTAGGGCCGCTGATGACGATGGTTACGTCGATGCTGGGGGTCATGTGAGAGGAACCAGAAAAGAAAAAGCCCTTGAAGCGGTCACTTCAAAGGCCTTCCAAACACTGTGTTACGCCAAGTAACGGGAGTAATTATGGCAGAGAAATTGATGCATAACACGATGTTTTTGCCGCTCAGCCTGGAGAAAGAGAAGGTTAAGCATCTTGATATTCCTAGCGGACTCAGATCTCAAGGGTGGATTTACGCGCTCAAAAATCCATACATGCCGGGAATCTTCAAAATAGGAATGACAGTAAATGAGCCTGAAATACGTGCTGCTCAGATTTCACAGGGCACTGGCATACCGGCGCCATTTGAAGTCCATAGCGCCTACTTTTCCGATAACCCGAGAGGCCATGAACAGGAGTTTCATCAATACCTGTCCAACTGCCGAATCAATCCTGGTCGTGAGTTTTTCAGATGCACTGAAGAAGAAATCGCTGAAGCAGCTGATGCAATCGGTTTAATCAGCCGTAGCGCCACGATAGAGGAACTTGCTGATTCCTATGACGTTATTTGCATTGAGCAGAGCGAACCTTTCTCTTTGCAAGAACTGTTTGACGATCTCGATATATCAGTTTTCGGCTGCCAGTACGCGGCGACAAAAAGGTTGGTAGAAATCGGAAGGGAATATCTGCATCTCGTCAATAGGGGTGGTTGCTCGTTAGCGTTTATGGATGGGAGGGGAATACCTGTCGTCCGTGAGTACATTCAACATCGCGAAGCATACATTGCATCCCAAGAAGCTGCGGGTGTGTATGGTCCGCAGAAACCAGGAGGATTTTGATGGCTCGCTCACGAAACATCAAGCCAGGCTTTTTCACTAATGACGAGCTCGCAGAATGTCAGCCACTGGCTCGCATTCTCTTCGCTGGTCTGTGGACTATTGCCGATAAAGAGGGTCGCCTGGATGACCGACCGAAGAAAATTAAAGCCATGGTACTGCCGTTCGATGATGTCGATTGTGACGCTTTGTTGCAGCAGCTGCATCAGCATAAATTCATCAATCGATACCAAGTGAATGGTGATTCCTACATTCAAGTTTCTAACTGGAAAAAGCACCAGAACCCGCACTGCAAAGAAGCGGCAAGTGAGATACCAGAACCGCCTAAGAACCAAAATGGCACCGAACAAGGACAGTGCAATTCAGATGCAAAAGAGGAAAAGGAAGAAGAGGGAAAGACTCAAGTAATTGAAAATAATGAAGCACAAGAAAAGCACGGTGCTAGTAAGGTGCAAGAACAGGTTCAGAACAGTTTAAATCCTGCTGATTCCCTTAACCTGATTCCTGATTCCCCTATCCCTGATCCGGATTCCTTGGTTAACACCCAAGCCGCTGACGCGTCTTGCGAAGAGGCCAATGCAGATATTCATGAAATATCGAGTCGGTACGCATTCGAGGGCCAGATCGTTCGGCTGAACCACAAGGACTACCAGGCATGGTTAAACCTGTACCCGCTGATAGACCTGAATTACGAACTTCAGAAGCTGGATATCGAGTTCACGCATGAGAAGCCAAAAAATTGGTTTATCACTGCCAGCCAGAAGCTGAGTTATCAGAACAAGCAGGCGGCAGTACGCGGCAAACCAGCCGCTAAGCCGGATCTGGACTTCAACAACACTGACTGGGCTTATGGGGTGATTCGATGAAATCTCTTGCAGAGCAGATGCGTAACCACGATCGCGAGCAGATGAGCCGCATGGCCCATAACCTGCCAGAGCAGTATCAGGAGCGTGCGCCGGTAGATCAGGTGGCTCAGGTATTCAACAAGCTGTTCAACGAGCTGCGCGCCGCGTTCCCGGCCAGCATGGCGAACTTCCGTGAGCAGCGTGATTTAGACGAATTTCGCCGTCAGTGGCTGCTGGCGTTTCAGGAGAACGGGATCCACTCAATGGCCCAGGTCGATGCCGGTATGCGCATTGCCCGCCGCCAGGAGCGTCCATTCCTGCCGTCTCCGGGCCAGTTCGTCGCCTGGTGCAAACAGAGCGGCGGCGCGCTGGGTATCACCGTTGACCAGGTGATCACCGAATACTGGGACTGGCGTAATCGTTCGTTCGAGTTCACTTCCAGTGAGCAATTCCCCTGGTCGCAGCCGGTCATGTACCACATCTGCGTTGAACTGCGCCACCGCAGCACAGAGCGCCAGTTGACTCATGGTGAACTGGCACGCGAGGCGGGTGATCTGCTGGACATGTGGGAGAAGCGCGTCACCGAGGGTAAGCCAGTTCCGCCGGTACGCCGGGCGATTGCAGCACCGGCTGCCGAGCACGGGCCGACGCCGATCCAGCTGCTGCTGGCGAAGTACAACCGCAACAAGTCGAACGGGATGGTGTGAGATGACCATAACAATCCGTGAGCAGGTGCTGGCAGACCTGCGCAATAACCCAGGACTGAACAACGCAAAACTGGCAGGGCTTATCGGCATGGACACCAAAAAGATATCCGGGACGGTGAGTACGCTACTGGCCGATGGGCTGATCAGCTGCGAAGGAAAATACGGCCAGCGCCTGTACAGCTTAACCAGCTACGGCATGCGATTCGCCCCTGACACGATACCGGGCATGAAGCACGGCAAGTCGAAGTTAATTCAGCGGGCGGACACGAACGTGATCTGCCAGGAGTGCCGCAACAGCGCTGTTATGAAAAGGATTCTTTCCGTCTATGGGAGGTGTGGAAATGTGTGAATTAACCCAAGATAAGCTGAAATCTTTACTTCATTATGACCCTGAAACAGGCATTTTCACGCGCAAGAAAGGTGGTGGCGGGGTTGCGGCTGGGAGTATTGCCGGCGGCCTTAATGGACACGGATATATAAATATAAAAATAGGCGGGAAAACATTCAAGGCACACCGGCTCGCATTTCTTTATGTCTATGGGTATATGCCTGAAATGGTTGATCATAAAAATCTAAACAGGGCGGACAATCGACTCTCAAACTTACGCGCTGCAAATCGCGCGCAAAATGGTCAGAACTCAAATATGAGAAGCGATAATGCCAGCGGAGTTAAGGGTGTGTCCTGGGATAAAAGAATAAATAAATGGGTTGCTCGATGCACCTGCAACGGCCATGAAAACTGGATAGGCTCATTTGAAAACAAAGAGTGTGCGATTGAAGCTGTGAGGTTATTTAGAGGAAAAACACACGGTGAATTCGCTAACCACGGGGAGGCCGCCCAATGAGCAACACCACCAAAGTGCTGAATTATGACCCATCCGACCCAGATAAAATGCGCCTGCCAGAGGGTATTCGCTGTGGTAATTGCCATCACATGCGCCGCTGTAAATTTCTGTGTGGTCATACAGAGACCGATACCTATTGCGACTGGTCACCATCGCGCTTCATACCAGCAAAGACAGAAGGATCCGCACAATGAGCAATACAGCAAAACTTCAACTCGGTTTCTCACCACTGTGCAAAACTATCACGTTGGCAAAAATGCGTGATTTGGAAGGTGGTGGTCGTCTGCGTGTGGGCAATGATCGCGGGCGTGATGTGACCAACGAAGCTGCACAGCTCGTCTGGCAACTGGTTATGGCAGAGGGTGGGGAAATAGGCTGGGAGCTTGATGATGGTTCTCGCATGATTCTGAAGGCAGAGAAGAAGGAGGCCGCCCAATGAGCAACATCGACAAACAGGCGCTGCAAGCAGCAGCAGAGAAAGCACTTCAGGGTAAATGGGATTACGAGGCAGGGGCAATCTGGCATACCGATGAGAGCGGCATGGTTCAGCACATGGCGGTGGTCGAAGCCGGTGATGATATCAGCGATGAAGAGCATAAGAGCAATATGCGTTTTATCACGCTCGCCACGCCTGCTGTTGTCCTGGGATTGCTTGATGAGCTGTATGAATCTAAAGCTGCGGAAGCTAACGAGTCCAGCTGCGCTAACAGCGTTATCGACAGCGCTATCAAATGGCAGACGCGCGCCAAAGATGCAGAGGCAAAGCTGGAAGCCGCAGAGAAGCGGATTGCTGATCTGGAGGCGAGTCACAACAATCTACGCGAGGCAATGGCCGGCATTCACAACACAATCGCAGGCGGAGGCGCTTACACGCCGCTTGCTGCAATTCTGAATGGCTCCAAACGCGCATACGAAGAGTCGGCCGCCGCAGCCGATAAAGGGGCGTAAGCATGGCACTGACGAAAAAACAGCGCGCAGAGTTGCGCATGAAGTTCGGTGGTCGCTGTGCTTATTGTGGCTGCGAGCTTGGCGACAAATGGCACGCTGACCACGTGAAGCCGGTTATTCGTTTTGAAGGACAGATGCTTTACCAGGAGAGGGATGAAATCGACAATCTTGTCCCGGCCTGCCACCCATGCAACCTGCATAAGCACTGCAGTAGCCTGGATGATTACCGCCGAATTATTGACGATGGTCGCAGGGAGTTTCTGCGTTCCGGTAAGGGGAAGGCTCTGGTGCGCATGGGGTTGGTTAAGATGAAGCCGGACCCGATTGTGTTCTGGTTTGAACAGTATCAGGAAGGAGCGACAGCATGAGCACTATTACCACAGAGCGACTGACAAAAATTCTCTCTGAAACCCAGGCAGTAATTACCGAATGCAACTCTCGTGGTGTTCATGGTTCCGTAGAGGTGAACGCCCGCTTGTTTGAAAATGTGTTGATGGAGTTACTACGGCGCCGTGCCGCCATGCTTCAGGGTGTCGAAATCGTCGAGTCGCGCTGCAGCAACTCTCCGGTGATTCCGGATGGCTGGGTTATGGTTCCGGTTGAGCCTACTGATGACATGATCGTCAATGGCTTTGAATCAGAGCCTGATGAGAGCTTCAGCGACGAGAAGGAGTGGGAAGCATACGATGCTATGAGTGGATGCCAGCAGGCGGCGCACCGGGCTAAGTTGTGCTGGGCAGCGATGATAGCAGCAGCGCCGAAGTTAGAGTGATTCTTGATAATCATTTTTCAAAAGTGATGTTATAATTAAGTCGCAGTCGGTCTGAACAGCCGGTTGCGACTTCTGCGCATTTAAGGGGACTTAAATGCGACCACAATCTGAACTCCTCACCTTGTCACAGATGCAGAAATGCACCTGCGATTTTCTGCATTCTGCGTTATCTCTTGGAGGTGGCGTATGAAGCAGCAATTCCACCTCGTCAACGACGCCATCAAGCAAAACGCTATCAACTTCATCCGGGAGCTACCGGTGGACGCCAAGCGCCCGTTGGTTCTCGATATCAAGGAGATGACCCGCACCCTCGATCAGAACAAAAAAATGTGGCCACTGCTTAAAGACCTCTCCGACCAGGTTACATGGTTTGGCAATAAGTACGATTCTGACGACTGGAAAGACCTGATCACCGCTATGGTCGCCAAGTCCAAAAAGCAAGAGCAGCGCATGGCACCCGGTCTTGATGGTGGCGTTGTGATGTTCGGTCAGCGAACCAGTAAGATGACTGTCCGCCAGATGGTCGAAGTCATTGAGGCTATCTACTGGTTTGGCACTCAGCAGAACGTCAAGTTCAGCGAAAAATCTCGCCTTGAAATTGAATGGGCTAAACGCTGGGGTGAGCGCAATGAGTAGCCCACTTTCCCGCGTCATCACAAACGAAATCTTCCGCGTTCCGGCGCGCCGCCAGCGCAAGCCCGCGGTTAAGCCGTCCGATATCCCGACGCTGAAAGACTACACCGCCCGCCTGGTGGATCAGAAATGGCTGCGTCTCGCGGCGAGGAGAACGCATGGCTAATTTATGCAAAGCGGCACGCGGCCGCGAATGCCAGGTACGCATCCCGGGCGTATGCAACGGAAATCCTGAGACATCTGTACTGGCTCATATCCGCCTGGCTGGGCTGTGCGGAACCGGAATCAAGCCGCCTGACCTGATCGCCACCATCGCATGCAGCAGTTGCCACGACGAGATTGATCGCCGCACCCGCCTGGTCGATGCGGAATATGCAAAGGAGTGCGCGTTGGAAGGCATGGCTCGCACGCAGGTCATCTGGCTTAAAGAGGGGCTCGTAAAAGCATGAATGAATACCGCATTAGCCTCCCGTGGCCGCCGAGCAACAACCGCTACTACCGGCATAACCGCGGGCGCACGCATATCAGCGCAGAAGGGCAGGCGTACCGCGACAGCGTCGCCAGAATCATCAAAGACTCAATGCTGGATATCGGCCTGACCACGCCCGTGAAAATCCGTATCGAGTGCCACATGCCGGATCGCCGCCGCAGGGACCTGGACAATCTGCAAAAGGCCGCATTTGACGCACTGACTAAGTCCGGGTTCTGGCTCGATGACCAGCAGGTCGACTACTACAGCGTGAAGAGAATGCCGATCGTCAAAGGCGGCAAGCTTGAACTGACCATCACCGAACTGGAGGCCGCATGAGCACAGAAACCGAAATAGAGCTGGGCAAAGTTGTCGCGTTCCCTACTAAGAATAACGATCTGCAAGATGGGCTGGTTATTCAGCGCGAAGGTCAGAAGGTCATGTGCCTGCACTCCACTGTTTGGGTGAACGAAAAGGACAGAACCTTACGCTGCCGTAGATGCGAAACGCTCATCGAACCTTTCGACTTTCTAATGACGCTCTGTGACCAGGAGTCTCGCTACATGGAGAACGTGAAATATCTCCGCCGGGAAGAAAAGCAGCGCCGACAGAACATCGAAAAGCTCATTCAGATTGAGAAGAACGCCAAGTCCCGAATTCGCCGCGCCGGGGATAAGTCTCCACTTCCTCTCTGGCAGAACGAGAGGGTGGATGAATGACCCGTGACCAGATTCTCCGGTATCAGGCAGAAAGCGTTAAGCGCGCCAACCTGCCACCAGTAGCAAAGCACAGCCAGACCAAAACCAACCAGCCAAATAAGGAAGCCGCATGAACAGTCAGCAACTGGAATACGTACGTCAGCAGCTCATTGTGGCGACCGCTGATCTGAGCGGGGCGACGAAAGGGCAACTGGTAGCTTTCGCCGAGAACGCGCAATTCACCGCGACGGCGCGCAGCCGGGGCCGAAAAAAGGTATTCGACAAGGATAAGCAGCGCATGGTCAACCCTGATGGTCCGCCTATGAGCGGCAGCCAGTCCCGCGCAAAGGGATCGTCTATCGCGCTGGTGGGTCCGGTTGAGTTTGTTACCGCCTCATGGCGCCGCGCTGTTCTGTCGCTGGAAGACCACCAGAAAGCATGGCTGCTGTGGAGCTATAGCGAGAATATCCGCTTCGAGTACCAGGTGGCGATCACTCAGTGGGCGTGGGCAGAGTTCCGGGATCATCTCGGCACGAAGAAGGTGGCCGGCAAGACGCTGGAGCGACTGAAGAAGCTGATCTGGCTGGCGGCGCAGGATGTCAAAGCGGAGCTGGCAGGGCGTGAGACGTACGAATATCAGGTGCTGGCGGAACTGGTCGGTGTAACGCCAAAGAACTGGTCTGAGACGTTTACGGATCGCTGGGTTGAGATGCGGCGCATCTTCCTGCGCCTGGACAGCGGAGCTTTGTTGAAGGTTACGCGATCACGTTCACAACAAAAGGCGACAAATTTAGACTCAAGTCTTGCAAAACTGGATTGAAACGCATATATTTCATGTAAATCTGATATCGTCGCCATAGCTTTGATTGTCGACACAAAGAATTCAAGCCCGAGGTTAACGCCTTGGGCTTTTTCGTATCTGCACAACAGGAAAGAGCATTGAACAAGGCGAAAACCGGTAGACGCGACTAATGCCATCCGGGCGTCCAGTGCTCTATCCGTTGTGGTGTAACTCAATTCCCGCTTGCGGGTTAGATGGGTAGAGTAACGCATCAACTGGCATAGCCAGCAGGGCAGGCATGATGCTAATGCTGAACCTGAGTATCGGTTCGAGTCCGATCGCCACACACTAAACCCAGCCAGGGTATTTACGGCCAGAGAGCCGACATTGCCTTACCCTCATCTTCCTGGCTTGTCGCCAGGTTTTTTATTCAGGCCGCAGACAATCAATTCCAGATGCCACGTAGCTATCGTGTCTGACGGCCTTCCCCCACTACACAAACAGCACCCCGTTCTTTCGGAGGTGATATGGCTAAACGTATGCAAGATAAAGAAAGCATTGCCGGAGTGTCATGGCTGATTGTCCTTGCTCTGTCATGCTGGGGCGGACTGGTCCGATACCTTATTGACGTTAAGCAGAACAAAGCCACCTGGAGTTGGATCAATGCACTGGCACAAATTGCAGTGTCAGGATTTACCGGTCTCATTGGTGGTCTGATTAGCGTTGAAAGCGGGCTTAGCCTTTACATGATTCTGGTTACGTCAGGTATCAGCGGAGCGATGGGCTCCGTGGCGCTGACGTACTTCTGGGAACGCCTGACGGGGATGAAGAATGCAAACCAGTGATAAAGGCATTGCCCTGATCAAGCAGTTCGAAGGCTGCAAGCTCACCGCGTACCAGGACAGCGTAGGAGTGTGGACGATCGGATATGGCTGGACTCAGCCTGTCGACGGCAAACCAATCCGAGCCGGTGTGACGATTAAGCAGGAGACTGCAGAACGCCTGCTGAAGACAGGACTGGTCAGCTACGAAAGTGACGTGTCCCGCCTGGTTAAAGTCGGTCTGACTCAGGGGCAATTCGATGCTCTGGTGTCGTTCACGTACAACCTCGGAGCCCGGTCATTGTCGACATCGACTCTTCTGCGAAAACTTAACGCCGGTGATTACGCTGGCGCTGCCGATGAGTTCCTGCGCTGGAATAAAGCTGGTGGCAAGGTCCTGAATGGGCTGACCCGTCGGCGTGAGGCGGAGCGCGCTCTGTTCCTGTCGTGATTGGTGCACTGGTTAAGCGTTACTGGCTGCAGCTGCTGATGGTGGCGTTAATCGGCGTGCTGGCGTTCTTAGTGAATCACTACCGCGACAACGCCATCACCTACAAAGACCAGCGCGACAAAGCCACCAAGAGCCTCCGCCTGGCTAACGACACCATCAAAGACATGCAGACCCGCCAGCGAGATGTGGCTGCGCTGGATGCCAAATACACGAAGGATTTAGCTGATGCGAAAAAGCAGCTTGATGATCTGCAGCGTTGTGTTCGTGATGGCAAGTGCGGGCTGCACGTCAACGCCAAATGTCCCACGAACGGAGCGGCCAGCACCGGCGGCATGGTCGATGCTTCCGGCCCCCGACTTACTGACTCCGCTGAACGGGATTATTTCACCCTCAGAGAGCGAATCGCCACAGTGACGAAGCAGGTCGGCTACCTGCAGGACTACATCAAAGAACAGTGCCTTAAATGATTTGTGTAACCCCGCAAGGATGGTGATCACATCTTGCTGACGGGTAAGCCGTAAGTGGCTAAGCACTTCTGAGAAGCAGGGCAACAGCTGCGACAAGGCAAAGAGGTAATCATGTCAGATATCTACCAAATCACGCTAACCACCCAAACAGGCGAAACCTTCGCGGGCAAGATGTCACGACGTCAGCCTGAGCTGGTAAACGGCTTTGTGCCGCTGGCTACCGAGACGGGCGACTGGCTTTACTTCGCTCCGGCCGATGTGAAGCGCGTGCAGTTCACGCCAGTACCGGAAGAGCAGACCGAACAGCCAGCAGAACAAACGACGGAGTAAGCCATGGCTAACGATGACGAGCGCAGGCCATATCCGCCAGTTAACTTCATCGACTCCGAGAGCTGGCAGCCATACACCAGGCTCATACCCGCCAACGAAGTACATGAGTGGATAAACCGCCAAATCCTCAGTGATACCGGCAGCATCCATAACCCTGACCACGGACACCTGTTAGAGGCTGATCTCTGCTTCATGTGGGCATCTGACTCTTTCGCGAAGAAAGGGCGCTACGTTCTCGGCCAGGCCGAACAGGTAATGCTCCGCGCCGGTGGATGGCAGAAAGCCAGAATGGAACAGCAGATGCATGAATGGTTCGGTCGAATTCCGAAGTTCATCATCACGCTGGCGGCCGATTACTGCTCTAAATGCAGTGACCTTGAATTCTGCGCACTGGTAGAGCATGAGCTTTACCACATTGCCCAGGCCACCGATGATTTCGGCGCGCCAAAGTTCAACAAAGAGACCGGGCAGCCAGTGCTTACACTGCGCGGGCACGATGTCGAAGAATTCACTGGTGTCGTACGTCGATACGGTGCCAGCAAAGAAGTACAGGAGCTCGTTGATGCGGCCAATACGCCAGCAGAGGTGGCTCACATCGATATAGCCAGGTCATGCGGCACATGCATGCTAAAGTTGGCCTAACAATATGACTGATTATGACAGGCAGGTAATCCATGGCGACACTGAAAGGTGAGGTCAAAGCCTTCATCGTTCAGTCCCTTGCCTGCTTCGATACTCCATCCCAGGTGGTTGAGCTGGTCAAAAAAGAATTTGGCCTGAGCATCACTCGTCAGCAGGTCGAATCCCACGACCCGACGAAAGCAAACGGCAGGGGGCTGGCGAAGAAATGGGTTGAGCTATTTCACGAAACCCGTAAGCGCTTCCAGACCGAATTAAGCGACATCCCGATCGCCAACAAAGCCTATCGTCTCCGCGCGCTAGACCGGATGATGACAAAGGCCGAGAGCATGCGCAACATGGCGCTGGCGGCATCACTTATGGAGCAGGCCGCCAAAGAGTGCGGGGATGCGTACAGCAACAAACAGAAGGTCGAGCACACCAGCCCGGATGGAACCATGACTCCGCAGCCGACCATCATCCAGCTACTCCCCGTTGAGCCGAAAGCATGAGTGAAGCTGTTCAACTGCCGATCCCCGCCAAGCTTGCGCCACTGTTCACCGCCGTGAATAAGCGTTACCGGTGCTCGCATGGTGGGCGTGGCAGCGCTAAGACGCGAACCTTCGCACTGATGACAGCCGTGAAGGCGTATCAGTCGATGATGAACGGCGAGAGCGGAGTGGTGCTCTGCGCGCGTGAGTTCATGAACTCACTGGAAGAGTCGAGCATGCAGGAGGTGAAACAGGCGATCCTGTCTGTTCCCTGGCTGGCCGCCAACTTTGATATCGGCGAGAAGTACATCCGCACCATCGACAAGAGCGTTAACTATGTCTTTTGCGGTCTGCGGCACAACCTCGACAGCATCAAGTCGAAAGCGCGCATTCTGCTGTGCTGGGTTGATGAGGCTGAATCAGTCAGCGAAATAGCCTGGCAGAAGTTGAGCCCGACAGTTCGTGAAGAGGGGTCAGAGATTTGGGTGACGTGGAACCCGGAGCGCGACGGTAGCGCCACGGATAAGCGCTTCCGCAAAGAAACTGGCGACGACTGCATTACCGTTGAGATGAACTACACGGATAACCCGTGGTTCCCGGATGTGCTGGAAGGTGAGCGACAGAACGATCAGCGCCGCCTCGACCCGGCAACATACGCATGGGTGTGGGAGGGTGCTTATCTCGAAAACTCTGACAAGCAGGTGCTGGCCGGCAAATACCGGATCGCTGAGTTCTCGGATAACCTCTGGAAAGAAGCGGAGCGTCTGTTCTTCGGTGCTGACTTCGGTTTTGCCAAAGACCCTAACACGCTGGTGCGTTCGTTCATCCTGCACAACCGGCTGTACATCGAGTACGAGGCATACGGCCAGCAGACTGAGCTCGACCACATGCCTGAGCTATACGACACGATTCCAGGCGCGCGGGACTGGCCCATCAAGGCCGACTCTGCGCGACCTGAGACAATCAGCTATCTCAAACGGCAGGGATTCAATATCTCGGCTGCTGAAAAATGGCAGGGTAGCGTTGAGGACGGGATCGCCCATCTTCGTGGGTTCGACGAAATCATTATCCATCCTCGCTGTAAGAATGTGGCTCGTGAGGCTCGCATGTGGTCCTACAAAACGGACCGCATCACCGGTGAGGTATTGCCGAAACTCGCTGATGGTTATGAGCACTGCTGGGACGGCATCCGCTACAGCCTCGACGGACACATTAAGCGCAAAGGTCAGATGGCCGGGATGATGATTCCGAAACGCCTTCGCTAACCAAACGGACAAACCATGACTGACAAATTAACTCTCGCCGTCAACCATGCGTTGAACGATGCGCGGATGGCGCGCGCCCGAATGGGGCTGATGGCGCCAACAATGGGGCTGGACAATAAGCGCCATTCTGCATGGTGCGAATATGGCTTCCCTGAGCAGGTCACCTACGAAAACCTCTACGCTCTATACCGGCGCGGTGGCATAGCTCACGGCGCAGTTGAGAAGCTGGTGGGCAAGTGCTGGCAGACGAACCCGGAAATCATCGAGGGTGATCAGGCAGACAAAAAGCGCAAAGAAACCGCCTGGGAGAAAAAGTCCAAACAGGTATTCACCAACCGGTTCTGGCGCTCATTCTCTGAGGCTGATCGCCGCCGTCTTGTCGGTCGTTATGCAGGCATCCTTCTGCACATCCGCGACGAAAAAGACTGGAGCCTACCGGTAACCAAAGGCCGGGGCCTTCAGAAAATATCCGTGGCATGGGCAGGATCGCTTACGGTGAGCGAGTGGGACACTGGACTTAACTCGCAGACGTACGGACAGCCGAAAATGTGGCAGTACGCCGAGCGGTTGCCGAATGGCTCAAGCCGCCGCGTCAATATCCACCCTGATCGCGTTTTCATCCTTGGCGATTACTCAGACGATGCTATTGGCTTTCTTGAGCCAGCTTATAACGCCTTTGTGAGCCTGGAAAAAGTAGAGGGGGGGTCTGGAGAGTCATTCCTGAAGAACGCCGCGCGGCAGCTTAATGTCAACTTTGAGAAGGAAATCGACTTCAACAATCTTGCGTCGCTTTATGGCGTGAGCATTGACGAGCTGCAGGATAAGTTTAACGACGTTGCCGGGGAAATGAACCGCGGTAACGATGTTCTGATGACAACTCAAGGGGCCACGGTCACACCGCTGGTGACTGCTGTAGCTGATCCGTCAGCGACATATAACGTCAACCTTCAAACAGCCTCCTCAGGAGTGGATATTCCCACGCGCATCTTGGTTGGAAACCAGCAGGCTGAGCGATCCAGCACCGAAGATCAGAAGTACATGAATGCACGCTGCCAGTCACGCCGCGTGGACCTCTCTTTCGAAATAGAGGATTTCTGCGACAAGCTTATCGACCTGCAGATCGTCGACTCAGTCAGCCAGAAGGCTGTTATCTGGGATGACCTGAACGAGCAGACCGGTACTGAGAAGCTCACCAACGCTAAGACCATGGGCGAGATTAACCAGACCATGCAGGGCAGCGGAGACGAACCGGCGTTTAGCCGTGAAGAGATTCGCACAGCTGCGGGCTATGACAATGACGACGAAGAGCCGTTAGGAGAAGAGGATGGCGACGAAGAAGGCGAAGCCACCGATTCTGCCGCGTAACTACCAGGATCCGACCGGAGCCGATGCGCTGGAACGCCGGGCAATGAAAGACTTCGCCAGGCGGATGAATAAGATTGGCAAAGCGTACAAATCAGCACTCGACAAAATACCTTCCTCCCTCGCAGTAAACGCCAGATACGAATACCAGCTAAACCCAACGCTACTCTCAATCATCCTGAATGATGCCAGTTACCTGGTAGATCAGGTCCTGCTTGAGGGGGGCGATTACGACCTGTGGTTTTACGAGTACATCGATCTGGCTTCGGAAAAAGGGACCGGTCAGTCGTTCTACAACCTCCGCCAGCAGTCACCGGTGTACGCCGCCGGACGTGAGTCGCTGGCCACCATCCTCGCAAGCGACCCATATCAGCAACGTATGGCGCTGGTGCATGCTCGTGTATTTGAGGAAATGAAGGGGCTGACGGCTGACGTTAAGCGCGACATGGCGCGCGTGCTGACTGATGGCGTAGGCCGTGGACTCAATCCACTGGACATTGCCCGCAACCTGACAGACCAGACCGGCATCGAGAAGCGCAGGGCCAACCGGATAGCGCGAACCGAAGTGACTACAGCGCTGCGCCGGGCCAAGTGGGATGAAGACCAGGAGGCGAATGACCTCTTCGGCCTGAAAACGCTGCTGGTTCACATCTCGGCGCTGTCACCGACAACGCGACATACCCACGCAGTTCGCCACGCCCATCTCTACACCAACGAAGAGGTCCGCGACTGGTACAGCAAAGATGGCAACTCCATCAACTGCAAATGCAGCCAGCAGTCGGTGCTGGTGGATGCGGAAGGGAACCCGGAATACCCGGAAACCATCACGAAACTCAAACAGGAATATAAATCGATGCAGGCGCGCGGTTACGCCTGGGCGGAGAAATAGCTATGCCTATGCAGGTAAACATCACCACGAAGGTGAACAGCCAGTCTATCCGGCGCGAAACATACAACGGCCGCGAGCACCTGGTGCTGCCGAGCTACACGCTGCCGGCGAACGTCGTCATGAATGGCGGGTTGTATACGCAAGAACAAATCGACGCCCACTATCAGGGTCTGGAAGGCACCCTGGCGCCGCTGGGCCACCCTCAGGTTAATGGTCAGTTCGTGTCTGCTTTCTCGCCAGAGGGGATTAACGCAGGCCATATCGGCGCGTGGAACCGCAACGTTAAGAAGTCCGGTAATCGCATCTATCTCGAAAAGTGGGTTGATGTGGCCCGCGCCAGCGAGTCGGAAGGTGGCAGGGAACTGCTTGAACGCGTCGCTGCGATTGAGCGCGGTGAAGACGTTCCGCCGATTCATACTAGCGTGGCCGCATTCCTCGACCAACTTGAGCCTAACGAGCAACAACGCGCAACGGGTGCCGAGTGGGTAGCTGATATCCACGGCATGGACCACGACGCAATCCTTCTGCACGAAGTCGGAGCGGCCACCCCTGAGCAAGGTGTTGGCCTGATGGTCAATGCCGATCTGGCGCAGCCGCTTAAGGCAAACTCCGGCGCGCTGGTGGGCGAATCCTACCGGGAGCGCGAGCAGCGTCTCGATCGCGCAGCCAAAGCGAAGTTTGCGGCGGGTGCCGAAGAATACGCCTGGATTGCTGACTTCACCGACTCGCAGGTGGTTATCGTGCGAAATGGCGGAGATGCGCAGGTTTACGGTTATTCCGCTGATGGCGGGAAGATCACTATCGACGATACCGGCACCTCAGTAGCGCGTCAGGAGTCGTGGGTGGCAGTCGTCGCTAACAAATTCAAAGCACTATTCACACCGCAGGAACAGCCTGCACCAAACCACAAAACGGAGGGCGACATGCCTTTAACCAAAGAAGAACTGGAACAAATCGGCAGCATGATCGGCCAGGCTGTTGCGACCAACACGGAAGCGGCTATTAAGCCTCTCGCGGAGAAGGTTGATGCGCTGCAGGCCAATCAGCAGCAACTCGCTGAAACCCTGACCGCCAACTCTCGTGCCGAAGAGAAAACAAAGCGCGAAGCGGTTGCCAAGGTTCATGGCGATATCGTGGCTAACGCGCTGTCTGGCGAAGCTCTGGACGCGATGTTCAAATCGCTGGGCGAAGCTGCGCCGCTGGGCACCAACAATGCACAGCAGCACAAAGAAACCGGCGCACCTGCCGCTGACGAACACTTCAAGTAAGGAGCCGGAATAATGCCACGTTATCGTCGCGTTAATATCGACGGTCAGTCTCTGTACAAGACCGAAACCCGCACCACGGCCGCCGCGCTGCTTCCGGGCACCGCCGCAACCATCAACTCTTCCGATAAATTCGCTCAGGCCACCGCGCTAACCGGCCGCCTGTACATCATTGATGTCGGTTACCACCAGGGGCTGACCATCACTGAAGAAATCCCTGCCGGTGATTCAGCTGTTGGCAACTACGTCGAAGAAGGGCGTGAGTTGGCGTTACGTTGCCTGCCTGGTGCGTATAAGAAAGACAGCCCTATCAAGCTGGGCACGGCTGGTCAGTTCACCCTTGCCACCTCCGACACCGATTCAGTGATCGGCTACAGCCAGGATGAATACACCATCGCGGCCAGCACCACCGACTTCATTCGCGTGCGCATGCGCGTTGGCACTGTCGCCGCAGCTGGCGCGTAACAAAAGGACAAACACATATGTACTTCTCTAAAGAGACGCTGGCGTCTAACTCCCGCCTAGGAGGGCACTGGAGCGAACTGTGGGCAAACCGCAACATGTGGAACCTGCAGAACGATTCCATCATCGCGGCTAACCGCGCAATGATGACGCCTGACATGCTGGCCTGTAACGCCGTTGGCGGGTTCTCCCGTGATTTCTGGGCTGAGATCGACAACCAGGTGCTGCAGCTGCTCGATCAGGAAGTCGGTATGGAAATCGTGAACGACCTGATCGGCGTTCAGACGGTGCTGCCGGTCGGTAAGACCGCCAAGCTGTATAACGTGGTTGGCGACATCGCTGACGACGTGTCAGTAAGCATCGATGGTCAGGCGCCATTCTCCTTCGATCACACTGACTACGCGAGCGACGGTGATCCGATTCCGGTATTCACTGCTGGCTACGGTGTTAACTGGCGTCATGCTGCTGGTCTTAACTCTGTAGGCATTGATCTGGTGCTGGATTCGCAGATGGCGAAGATGCGCAAGTTCAACCAGAAGCGCGTTAACTACTACCTGAACGGCGATTCAAAAATTCAGGTTCAGTCCTATCCGGCGCAGGGTATCAAGAACCACCGCAACACCAAGAAGATTAACCTCGGTTCTGGTGCGGGTGGCGCGAATATCGACCTGACCACCGCCGACATGACTGCGATCTTTGCGTTCTTCGGTAAAGGCGCATTCGGTACCACCGCACGCACGAACAAGGTCGCCGCTTACGATGTGATGTGGGTTTCTCCGGAAATCTGGGCGAACCTGGCGCAGCCGTACGTGGTGAATGGCGTTGTAAGCGGCACTGTATTGCAGGCTGTTCTGCCGTTCGCGCCGGTGAAAGAAATCCGCATGAGCTTCGCACTGTCCGGTAACGAGTTTATCGCGTACGTTCGTCGCCGTGACGTGATCTCTCCACTGGTTGGTATGGCAGTCGGTGTTGTTCCGCTGCCGCGTCCACTGCCTAACGTTAACTACAACTTCCAGATTATGTCTGCTGAAGGTCTGCAAATCACCGCAGACGATCAGGGCCTGTCTGGTGTTGTCTACGGCGCTAACCTGGCTTAAGGAAACAGCATGGCTAAATACGAAGTTGTGCGCCCATGGTTCGGCGTGAAGGTAGGACAGGTGGTGGAGTTGAAAGAGCTTCACCCGGCGCTGAAGTCTAACGTCCGCCTCATGAATGGTGAGGCAGGCGGAGAACTTACCCCGTCTACGCCTGACGCCGGTACCGGTGAGAAATCCCGCAAAGAGGTTATCCGGGCTCGTCTGACTGAACTCGGCATCGAGTTTAAAGGCAACCTTGGCGCTGAAAAGCTCAGTGAGCTGTTGCCGGATGGTGAGCTCGAAAAGCTTTTCCCTGCAGAATAACAGCCGCCGCTAAGGCGGTTTTTTTATGCCCCGCTCCGGCGGGGTATTTCACGGAGTCGATAATGGTAACTCTCGAACAGGCAAAGGAGTATCTGGAGAGCCAGGGAATTACCATTCCCGATTTTGTTCTTCAGGCTCTTGTCGACCAGGCCAACAGCATCCAGGAGTGTCTTGATGCGCATTATCCGGCATCGACCGCGCTGCTGATTCAGCTTTATCTGCTGGCGCTTATGGGGCTCGGGCAGGGGGATAAATACATCTCCAGCCAGACGGCTCCGAGTGGTGCGTCGCGCTCGTTCCGATACCAGTCATTCACCGATCGCTGGAAAGCATCAGTGAACCTGCTGCGCGGGCTGGATAAGTACGGCTGCGCCACCTCGCTAATTCCTGCCGATCCTACCGCCGCCCCGGCATTTGCTGGTATCTGGATCGGTAAGGGCGGCTGTATGTGCGGGGGCAAGTGATGACGTACAAATCAGTTAAGCACGGCCTGCCGCGCTCATTCGTACGCGTCTGGGTGATGACCGACACCGGGCGGGAGACTACTGGCTACGTTAAATCGGACGGCGAGTGGTTCATCAACTGCCCGCGCATCCGGGCGACTGGCGCGAAGGTGCTGAGGTGGAAAGATGGCTGAACGATACGATGTGCATGCCCTTAAGTGCGAAGACAACTGGTCGCTGTTCATCTGGATAAACGACTCCGGAGTTAAGTTTATTGGCCGACATGCTGAAACTTACGAGAAAGCCAAATTTGACTTTCTGGAGCAGGCTGATGCTAGGCGCCTCGCCAGTCAATCAGGCTCGATGCGGCCTCTTGATGATTTCAAAATCGTTGAGAGGGTGGAGGTATTCACTCTATGAGCAGCGTTGCCAACTGGTCTTACACCGCCACCGCAACCATCTGGCGAAAGCTGGAAGGCAATGACGAATACGGCGACCCGCTTGGCTATGCAGAACCTGAGCAAATCCTCTGTGATTATGAGGGCGGACTCAGCAAAAAGTTAGCCAGCCTGGGCGCTGAAATCGTCGTGAAAAATACCGTCTGGACGGAGTTTGCGCTGGCGGCCGCCGGTGATTATCTGCTGATTGGCGTATCGACCGAAGCCGATCCAGTTGTGGCCGGTGCCGATGAGGTGCGGCAGGTTATCCGCTACGCCGACACGTTCGAGCGCCTGGCGGATGATTATGCCGTCATTACTGGGATTTGATAAACCTGTGTAATAATGGACAAAATTCATTAAACGGAATGGCGTGTGATGGGGTTTGATTACTGGCTGGTAATAGGGTGCTCGCTCCTGTTCGGCCCGATTGCTTTAGTGGAGGCTGTCGCATACGTAAGGCGGGGGATTTACACTAAAACATTCAAAGGGACCAGGCGGAGAGAATACATCCAAAAAAACATGCAGCCAGTGGAGTACTGGTTTAGTGTGATTTTTCACTTCGCAATGAGCTTTGCGATGATTGGACTTGGGTTATGGTTTCTGGACTACATTCCAATTTTCCATGATTTTTATTCTGAAATGCGCGCGATGTTACCCTTTTAGCGTTATTCATAACCATCTTCATCAAAAACACAAACACTCAACTGATAGAAGCCTCGCCCCGGCGAGGTTTTTTATTATCTGGAGAAAACCATGGGCATCAAAGTGAAGGGCATCAGCCAAGCGAAGAAGCACCTGAATGATGTCATCAACGACGTGAAGGGGCGCAAGGTAATCCGCGCGTTGCAGTCGGCGATGATTCTTATCGGTGCCCGGGCGGCCTATTACACCCCAATCGACACCTCCACGCTGATTAACAGCCAGTTTCGGGAAATTGACGCTGGCGGCGTGTTCATTACCGGGCGCATAGGCTACTCAGCCAACTATGCCGCCTATGTGCATGAGGCGTCAGGAAAACTGAAAGGACAGCCGCGCGCGCACTTTGGTACGACCCGTTCCGGGCAGCAGTTCGGAGGCGGGACCGGAACGGGCAACTATTGGGATCCGCACGGCGAACCGCAATTCCTGACCAAAGGCGCGAATGACGAACGCGATAACGTTGACGCGGTGATGCGCAAGGAGCTTTCGCTATGACACCCATGATGCACGAGCGGGTGCGCAACATGTTCGGCGACGCCGGGCTAACGACCGGCTTCACGGTGCAGCAGTTGATGTACGACGACCCGGGCGACCTGTCGAAGGCGATCATGGTGTTCAGGCCAAACGGCGGGTCGAATATTCGGACTGACCTCGGCTCTGAGTATCACGTCCTGGTCGACGTCGTGGGCGCAAAAGATAAGCGCAAAGACGCACTCAATGCCGTGCAGCGCATCGTCGATTACGTCCAGGCCAACCCCATGGCTGACGAGTGTGTCGGCTACATCCAGAACATGGGCGCAATCCCCGCGCCGGTGCTCACAGAAGAAGGGCGAATAGTCTTCCGGCTCCAGTTCGCCTGCACTTACGGCGAATAGCCATCCACAACCAAATAACCCGCTTCGGCGGGTTTTCTTTTATACGTCAAAGAGGAGTTTCACATGGCTAATTGCCAGAACTCGAACGAGCGCCTGTTCGGCGGTGCGGTCGTGCTGGAAGTCGCCGATGGCTGCCCGGACGTCAAACCACTCGAAGGTGAGTGGATGGCGCTGGCCGCTGGTACGTCGAAGGGCTTCGACTTCAACCCGAACTCGGTTACCTCTGATGCGGATGACGGCGGCGGCTATGTCGAGACCATCATCACCAACAGTGACTTCACGCTGAGCTTTGAAGGCGAGGTACGTAAGAAGGACAAGCTGGATCAGTACGGTGTCGGCAAATTCATCAAGTATTTCGCTGACGAGCTGAAGGCCAAGCGCCAGCCTGGGATCTGGGTGCGCATGGACTACGGCCCGGTCGAATTCATCGGCTATATGAACATCACGGCGCTGAGCTCTGACGGCGGTACAAACGACATCGTCACGTTCTCCACCGAGTTCAAAGTCGGCGATGCAACCACCATCGAAGTGAACGAACTGACTGCTGTAGCAGTGACTGGCGTGACCGTGACCCCGACAACCAGCACCGGCACGGCGGGCGGTACCAGCACCTTCACGGTGAATGTCGCACCAACTGGCGCAACAAACAAAGACTTCACTGTAGCGACTACCGATGCGACCAAGGCTACGGCCACCGCCTCCGGCAATACCGTGACCGTGACGCGAGTCGCCACCGGCAGCGCACAAATCATCATCAACACCGAAGACGGCAACTTTGTGGCCGTGCATACGGTTACCGTTACCTAACTGACATTCCAAAGGGCAGCGTGCTGCCCTTGATAATGTCCGTTTACTGGAAGGCTTATGACCGCTTTAACCGATATTGGCGAACTCTCGATCAGCGACAGCCGCGAAGGTGGGAAAGACTACCTGTTGCGACCTTCATTCGAGGCTATGACGAGGATCGGCACTCCGGAAGAGATTGTGCAGGCGTACGCCATCATCCACGGCAATGACGTTGCTCAGTTGATTGAGGTATGCGCTGGCACGCTGGGGCGCTTTCCTGACTGGCTATCTCCATCATTCAACCGCGCTGCCGAGAAGCTGTTATCAACGTGCATGCTGGTGATGCAGGCATGCTGCGAGGAAGACCTGACGCCAATGATCGGCGAGTGGAAGGGGTGGCGACACTGCGTCGTCTACCGCCCGGGCCAGATGCCGAAGAACGACATCATAGTGCTGGCGCAGCACCTCATGCAGCACGGCGTCGTCGGCAAAGCCAAGGTCCGGCAGTTACAGCGCCACGAAACCGGCGCGAGGACGAACGAATTTAAAGCCTTCGACTACATCAGCGCGGCGCGCAGCCACTTTGAAATGAACCGAGCCGAAGCATCTCAGTTAACGATGACCGAATTCCAGATGCTGCTGGCGGCAAAATACCCAGACCAGAAAGGCTTCACTCGTGAAGAGTACGACAGCATCGCCGACGAGTACCTGGCTAAACAGGCCGCGCGCAGGGCAAAAGCAAAGCAATAACCGGAGAATGACATGGCAGGTGAGAAGAACGCCGGTAGCATCGTTTATGAAATCAGCGCCGACGTTGAGCCGCTGCTGCAGGGCGGGAAACAGGCCATTGATGCTCTGGATAAACTGGATGCTGCAGCCCAGCAGTCCGGCAAGGGAATGGATAACCTCGACCAGAGTACGTCTCAAACTGGATCCGCTTTTACTGAACTGGCCGGTTATGCCAACTCCATGGATAACCAGCTGCGCAAGCTGAACACAAACGTGAGCGGAATTGCCCGCGCAATGGAAGAGGCCCGCAGCGGTACCGGCGGCGCTAGCAGTGAATTCAGCCGTGCCGAATCCATCATCGAGGCGCTGGGTAACCAGTTGGCGGTGCTGGATGAAGCGCAGGAGAATGGCGCGCGCAGTGCTGCCGTGCTGGCTGCCCAGCTGCGCGCCGGGTCAAAAGCGACCGACGAAGAAAAGCAGAAGATCGGCCAACTGACTGGTCAGCTGTATGACATGAAGACTGGCGTCGACAACGGTTCTAAAAGTCACGGCTCCTGGAAAAACAGCATGCAGCAGGCTGGCTATCAGGTTCAGGACTTTGTCGTGCAGGTTCAAGGCGGCCAGTCGGCCCTGGTTGCATTTGCGCAGCAGGGTTCTCAGCTGGCAGGCGCTTTTGGGCCAGGTGGCGCGGTTGTTGGTGCAATCATCGCGTTAAGTTCTGCGGTTGCCGGTGTGCTAATCACTTCGCTGAATGGCGGAAAGAACGCGATGGACGCGCTGAAAGATGCGGCTGAGGCAATGGATAAGGTCATCACCATTTCACAAAATGGTGTGGCCGCGCTATCGGACAAATATGCCTACTTGGCGAAGACTAACGCTGAAGTTGCTACTTTAATGCGCAACCAGGCGATGCTTGAATACAACCAGGCAATTGCCAAAATCCCGAAATCTATCAGTGATGCCACTGATTCCTTCATCTCATTTGGCGATAAAGCTCTTTCTGCATTGTCTGGTGGTTATGCCTCAGTAGAGGGTTTTAACGATCGGCTTGGTAGCCTCAATATCACTACCAACGATTACGCCCAGGCTCTTAAGCAGATAAGCGCCGCAGGAATGGAATGGAATGCCACCGGCTCTACTATCACAAACACCGTCGGGGCACTGGCATCAAAGCTTGGAATTAGCGATCAGGCCGCGTTTGATCTTGCAAAGGAACTCTCGGATTTAAGCAAGAACCCATCACCTCAAGCGCTTCAGGATCTGGCAACTAAATTACAGGGCATGACCTCTTCAACAAAAGAGGGGCAGCAAGCGATTACTGAACTTCTTAGCCCTATAATTCAGCTTGCTGGTGTTGCGGCTGACGCGGCTTATAGGGTGGACAGACTTAAAGAGTCGACAGATAACCTCACCGCAGGGCAGAAAAACCTTATCCAGCAATCAGAGCGAAACCTTGCGCTGTCGAAGCTGCAGGGCGAAGCACGCGCGCGGTTGCAGGCTCAATACGCAGCCGAAGATGCCGGTTTTGCGAAGGATGATCCGCATGCTAAGAAGATGCAGGATGACGCTGCCGCTACGTACAAAAATACGCAGGCGCAGAAGACGCTTCAGTCCGAGCAGAAGAAGGGAGCCTCCCAGGCTGATTCTATTGCCCAGAAGTTGGCGAATCTGAAACAGCAATCAGAACTTGCCGCCTACTCAACCAATAAGCTGAGCCGCGAGCAGGCGATCTTGAATGCGCAGCAGTCTCTCGGAAAAGGAGCGACAAAAGAGCAGATCGCGCTGGCTGGTCAGTACGCCGCAAAAAAATGGGACACTGCCAACGCCATTAAGGCGCAAGCAGCAGCAGAGAAGCTTCTTCCTGAAGCACGCGAGAATGCCAGCTACAGACAGGATGTAGAGGATCTGAATACCGCACTGGCTGCGAAGAAAATAAGCCAGGAGCAGTTCAATCAGACATCCGAGAGACTGGAAGCCACCCACCAGGCGAACCTTGCGAAAATCCGTGCTGATCAGGCCGTAACGCCACAGCAGGAGGCTGTCGGCGGAGTTGACCCTGTTCAGCAGTTGGCTAACGAGAACGCTAAGAAACTCGCGCTTATTCAGGCATACGAGCAGCAGGGACTGATTACTCACCAGAACGCCATGGCATTGCGTGCTGCAACTGACACGCAGTATGAGCAGGCGCGCATCGCTGCCCAATGGGAGATTTTCCGTAACCAGAGCCAGGCAAATGAGCTGTTGGCTGCTTCGGTTGATGGTTTCCAGAGCGGTGCGACGAACGCCATCACCGGTCTTATTAATAGAACCCAGAGCTTGCAGGAGGCGTTTGCGAACATTGGAACGACGATCCTTGGCAGTGTTGTTGGCGCGCTGGTTGAGATGGGTATGCAATGGGTCAAGAGCCAACTGATGGGGCAGGCTGCTGCTGCTGCATCGTTGGCATCCACGATGGCACAGGCTACGGCAGCAGCTTCAGCATGGGCACCTGCTGCTGTTAGTGCCTCAATTGCCACATATGGGACGGCAGCGGCGGTTGGGCAAACGGCATACGCAGGGTCATTGTTGGCGGCAAAGGGAATGGCTCTTGCCGGTGCGCGTGAGCACGGTGGTCCTGTAAACGCTAATAACATGTATCGCGTGGGTGAGGGTGGTAAGCCGGAGATATTTAAGGCCAGCAACGGTAGCCAGTACATGATTCCCGGCGATAACGGGAGCGTTATCAGCAACCGTGACATGCAGGGCGGGGGTGGTGGCAGTAGTGTCATCCAGCATATCAGCTTTGAAATCAACACTACCGGCGGCATCGACCAGGCCACAATAAAGCAAATGGAAGGGATGATGAAGAAGGTAGCGTTGTTTCAGATAAACGATCAAGCCAACCGCCCGAATGGTATGATTCAGCCCAGGACGAAGAGATAAGGTTTTCGTGACAACTAAAACAGGAGCCAAGCAAATGGCAATGGAAACAGAAGTTGGCAACATCACAGCTTTCGATAACGCGAATGGGCAGGGTGTTCTGGTGACGGTTGAGTTTAAGGACTACGACCTTCGCCACGAAGGCATTCGTGTCTTTGTAAAACTCCCTCTCGATAAAGATGCCTCATTGTCGAACATTGAGGCTCGGGCCATTGAGGATGCCAAGCAACAACTGAAAAAATTGGTTTCTGGCTTCTAATCAGCCATCGAGATTTGCATAACCCGCTCCGGCGGGTTTTTTATTGGGAGCAACCATGCCAGAAACATTCACCTGGCCCCCACAGAAGGGCTACAGCGTCGAACGAACGCCTAACGTAGCAGTCGTCAAGCTAGGCGATGGCTACGAGCAGCGCCAGACGAAGGGCATTAACCCTCTGATGGATAAATACTCGCTGACATTCACAGGCGTGGATGATGCGAAATGCTCAAGGCCTAATGCTGCGAAAGCTGCCGATGCTTTCCTCAAGGCACGTATGGCGGTGCAGTCTTTCTACTGGACGCCATCTGATACTGGAGTGCAAAAACTGTTTGTTTGCCGCTCATGGAGCATGACAAAGACCGGGCCGCTATACGAACTAACGGCCACATTTGAACAAGTGCCAAGATAAGCCACCCCAGGGTGGCTTTTTAAATGGGAGTTTGCCGTGCGCGACATACCAGTGAATTTAATTATCGATAGTGTCGATGCGGGAGTCGGGGCTTTCATCGACCTTTTTGAAGCAGACCTGCAGCCATACGGCGGCGACCTTATCCGCTTCCATTCTGGAACGAACGGCTACTACGGCAACGTTATCTGGAAAGGTAACCAGTACCAGGCATATCCGATAGCGGTGGAGGGATTCGAGTCAAAGAACGAAGGAACGTATGCCCGCCCGTCAATGGCAGTGGCGAACGTTACCGGATTATTGACGGGCATTAACCATGACTTTGATGACATGCTGGGAGTTGTTATCACCCGGCGACAGGTTCCTGTGAAATACCTGGATGCGGTGAATTTCCCGAACGGGAACCCAGACGCAGATCCGACACAGGAAGCGGTTTCCCGCTACGTCGTTGAAGAGATGACGGAAGAGACGTTCGAGCAGGTGACCTACACGCTGGCGACACCGATTGACTGCGATAACGCCATCATCCCGGCCAGAACTATCCTTGCAGACGTATGTCAGTGGCAGTATCGGGGTGTTGGGTGCGGCTATGACGGCCCCCCTGTTGCAGACGAGCGCGACAAGCAAACCACTGACCCGGCGAAGGACAAATGCTCACATCGACGTACTGGTTGCCGGTTCCGCTATCCACGGCCTGAACCAATGCCAATAAGCAGTTTCCCCGGCTCTCAAAAGGTCTCCTGATGCAAGAATTACTCGATTATGCGGCATCGTCGCAGGATGAAGTGTGCGCGCTAATCCTGAACGACGAGCGAGTGTTTCGCTGTCGGAATGTGCATCCAGAGCCCTGGCATCACTTCCGCATAAGTGACGACGACTGGCTTGCAGCGGAGGAAGAAGGGGAGATTATCGCAGTATTCCATTCGCATCCGCAAAGCCAGCCAGCGCTTTCTGGTGCTGACCGGCAGATGCAGGTAATGACGGCGCTACCATGGTGGCTGGCATCTGGCGGGGAGATCAGGAAATACAGGCCTGTGCCACTCCTGCTGGGGCGCAGGTTCGACCACGGCATTATGGATTGCTACACGCTTTTCCGGGACGCATATCATCTTTGCGGCATCGACCTGCCGGACTTTGGGAGGACTAACGGATGGTGGTTGCGGGGAGAAAATCTCTATCTCGCCAATATGCAGGTCAATGGCTTCTATCAGGTGTCCATGCAGGATGCACAACCGGGCGACGTCATTATCAGGCAGCCATTCCCGGGCGCCGACCCATGCCACTCAATGATTCTTCTTCATGACAACCTGGTGCTTCACCATGACCATGCAGGACACCTCAGCAGACGAGAACAAATGCGCCCGGCATACATCAAGCAGACGCACTCAATCTGGAGACACGAACAGTGCTCATCTTTAAATTTGCAGGCAATTTACGCCGATTTTACCGCCAGATATCCCTGAATGTTGATACGCCAGCGCAGGGGTTGCGCCTTCTGCTAGCGCAGGATTTTGAATTTAAAAAAGCCTTTCTCAATACAAAGCTGCGGGTGCGGGTGGCGAGCGAGGATGTTGAGGCATCTGCGATGCAATGGCATCTGGACCGCCACCTTAAAGATGGCTCAGTGGTCCTTTTCGTTCCGATAGTCGAGGGGGCGATTACCGGCACTGTTGCGGCATATGTCGCGCTTGCAGTGGCTGTAGCATCGGTAGCTTACTCGGTTTACATGTCACGCAACATGAAGACCAAAACCTCCGCAGAAGCCGCAGAGACCAATACGCTCACAAACAACTCTTTTACCAGTGCTGAGAACCGGGTAGGCCAGGGCCGCGCGGTGCCACTCCTATTGGGAGAAATGGAGGTCGGTTCGAACGTAATTTCACTCGGTATCGACACAAGCAACAACCAGGACTGGACGGAATCTATTAGCTAAGGTGGCATTATGTCTTCAGGCGGCGGAAAAGCATCAACCCCCAAACTCCTCGACGATAACCTCAAATCAAAGCAATTTTACCGGGTGCTCGACCTCATCAGCGAAGGGCCTATCTACGGGCCCGTAGACCAGGAACACCTCTCATCTTTCAAGCTCAATAAGACGCCTGTGACCGACGCGACAGGCAGTGTCAGCGTAAATGGTGTCAGTGTCGCATGGCGTCCGGGCTCTGAAACGCAATCTCCCATCAATGGCTTCTCTGCTATTGAAGCGACCACCATCGTAAACACCGAAGTAACCTATGATACTCCGCTGGTTCGCACCATAACCGATCAGGGCGTTACCCGGGTGCGGTTTAACGTTGGTGTGACCGGACTGGTCGAGCAGGACACCAAAGGCAATCAGAAAAACACGTCCGTCACTCTGGTGTTGGAGAGCAGAACTGGCGCTTCAGGCTGGGTTATTGAAAAGACCGTGACCATCACCGGGAAGATATCAGGCGAATATCTTGAGGCCCATCTTATTGATGCTCCGGATATCAAGCCGTTTGATATTCGCGTTCGCCGCATTACACCGGACAGCAGCAGCGATTTGCTGTCCAACGGCACTACCTGGAATAGCTACAGTGAAATCACCGACGACAATCTGAGCTATCCATTTTCAGCCATCGCTGGAGCAGTAATCGATCGCGACCAGTACACTGATACTCCAAGCCGCACTTACCATCTGCGCGGGCTGATTGTATCCGTACCAGACAATTATGACCCTATAGCCCGCACTTACTCAGGGCTGTGGACAGGTGGCTTCAAGCAGGCATGGACCAATAACCCGGCCTGGTTGTTCAGAGAGCTGGCAAAGAATTCCCGTTTCGGACTGGCTAAACGTGCCGGCTACATAGATGTGGATGACGGTGCACTGTATGCGCTGTCTCAGTATTGCGATCAGCTTGTTGACGATGGGTACGGCGGAAAAGAACCACGCATGACGCTAAACGCCTACATCACAGAGCAGGCTAGTGCGAGAGACATTCTCGACAAGATAGCGAGCATGTTCCGTGGAATTGCATTGTGGGACGGTATGCGCCTGTCTGTCATGCTGGACGCGCCACAAGATCCGATTGCGACAATCACGAATGCTAACGTGGTTGATGGCAACTTCAAGCGAAGCTCTGTGAAGCGCTCTGAGAAATACAATGCAGTGGTGGTGTCATGGACCGACCCGGATAACGGTTGGGAGCAGGTAAAAGAGTACGTATCCGATGACGACATGATTGCACGTGGAAATTACAACGAGACTACCCTTGAGGCTTTCGGGTGTACCTCTCGCGGGCAGGCATGGCGAGCAGGGAAGTGGCTACTGGAAACTGCAAAGCGTGAGAGCAGTCGATTAACATTCCAGATGGCCCGAGATGCCATTCATTTCACGCCCGGTGACATAGTTGAAATCATGGACAATAACTATGCTGGCGCGCGGCTCGGCGGCAGAATTATGTCACATTCAGGCAATAAAATTACCGTTGATGCTGTCGAATCATCGCTTATAGCTGGCGGCGATATCATGTCTATCATGGGGAGCAACGGTAAATTCGTGAAGTACGTCATTGATGGCGTTGCTAACAACGTGGTAACCCTGAAGACGACTCCATCATGGGTGCGTGATGGAACAGTGTTTGCTATCTCTACCAGCAACGTCTCAACTCGGTTATTTCGTATCCTCAGCGTCGCAGAGACAGAAAGCAATTCCGTATACAGTATTACTGCGTCACAGCATGATCCGAATAAACAGGCCATTGTGGATGAAGGCGCAGTGTTCGAAATTCCTAACGACACGCTTAATGGCTACCGCGTTCCGAACGTTGAAAACCTGCGGATTATTAACACCAATTCGGAAACAGTACAGGTCACGGCAACCTGGGAAACAGCCACGACGACCAAAAAGCTGTTTTTCGAATTGTATGTCTATTCGGCTGATGAGAAAGTGGTTTCTCAGTACGAAACCGACCAGTTCCGGTATGAGTTTTATGGGCTGGCCGCCGGTAGCTACACGCTGGGTGTTCGTGGCCGCAATGAAAACGGGATGAAAGGTGTTGAAACGCAGATCAGTATGATTATCGGTGCGCCACCTGCACCATCCAGCATTATCTGGACGCCTGGCCTGTTTTCTGCTGATCTGGTTCCTGTTATGCGCATTACGGCAACGACAGACACCTCGTTTGAATTCTGGTACTCCGGACAAAATCAGGTCGTCAATCCGGCAGACATTGAAGACCAGACTCAGTTCCTTGGGCGCTCTAACCAGTGGACCCTTCATGGTCTACAGGCTGATAAAACATATTACGTTTATGTTCGTACCAGGAATGCTTTTGGGGTATCTGAATTTGTTGAGGCATCTGGGCAGGCGTCATCTGATATTCCAGGAATGATAGAGCTTATTGATGAGCAAATACGAGAGTCAGATGCGTTTAAAAATGTTCAGGAGGGTGTTGATACTAATCTGGAAGGTATCATGTCAAATACGCTGGCAAACCACGGAACCGTGGAACACCAATGGGCTCAGTATGGCGAAGTTCGTGCTGACATCCTAGAGGTTAAAACAACCGTTGCTACAGCCGAGCAGGGACTCGCTGACCTGTCAACCTATGTTCAGGCATCAATCGGACCAGAGGGCAGTCTGACGGCTGCGGTTAACCAGAAATTGACGGCAGAGGTAAACAGTGATGGGACAGGAAAGGCATCCTATACGCTCAACCTTGGGATAGTCAGAAGTGGGGTAAAGTACAACACTGGTTTCGGGATGTCTATTGAGCCATCTGGCGGGTCTTACAAATCCACAGTGGTCTTTGCTGCTGACCAGTTTGGTATCTACTCGGGAAGTGATCCGGGAAATTACCAGGCAGCATTTTTTGTCTATAACGGCCAGGTGTTCATCCGTGATGCCTTTATTCAGGACGGCAGCATTACGAACGCGAAGATTGGAAATTACATCAGATCTTCAAACTATGTCGCTGGTCCCGGCGGCGCAGGCTGGAATATAGATAAATCAGGGAACTGTGAGATGCACGGCGCGCTGTATGCCGCCAGCGGTAATTTTGCGTTCACCGGGAATGGCAACGGCGTCACCATTGACGGAAGGGGCGTAAGAATTGATCTCGGTGGTGGGAACCTGATTGTTCTTGGAGAGTGGTGACAATGCCAAAAGGATTACGTATTACCTACGACGACGGCGGCCCAGCAATGGAAATAACTGCCGGGCTCCGCTGCCCTTCGTTTTGCCAGAACGTCAGCGAAGCATGGGATGTTAACCAGTACACCATTAATCAGCGGGTGGATGGCAGCCAGATCGTTGTTATCCCGCGTAATACGGTTTACAAACTTAACCGGGGTACAAACCTCATTCCCACTATCGGCATGCTGGATGGATTTACCGTATCAGGTAACACCATCACCATGAATACCTGGTGGAGTGATAACTGGGGGCGCGCAAAAACATTTGACGCGTCTATCTGGCAAATACTCCCGGCATCATCCGGGAGAGGGCTGCTGATTCAGGACAGCACTGATTTCCTCTCAATCACTGACGCCACAATGTCGGGCTACTGCGTCTGGCGCGGCACCATCACTTTCACCGGGAGCTGGGCGACTCCGACGACAAATATCTCACGTGATCGCTACATGGTATTTGCCAAATGGAGTGCCGATAACGTCACCATCGAGTTTGACGGCTCAAACATTCTAGCAACGGTAGATCATGCTGGCCTTGATCAGGCCGCGACCGTCACCATGCAGATCGCGATTTTTGCCAGTGGCGTAAGCCCGACACCGGGAAGGGGGCTGAATATCATCAAAGGCGGTGTTTGTGTGTTCTCCACCACGCGCAGGCCGTTTGTCTACCGGAACCAGACCTATTCGCCGTCTTGGTCAAATACTGATATTGGTGAGGGAATGATACTGCTCGGTCGATATGGCTATAACAGCGAGGTTTACACAGGATGGGATTATCTGAAATGGGCTGGTCTGATCCGCAGCGGTAATCTGGTGCGTGCCGGGAGGGGAAGAAATGCTGCTTCATGGACATCTCAGTACAGCGTAGTGGGGCGAAGACTGACAAATCTCACCATCCCCGTCATTGATGCAATTTACTGACAACCCGCTTCGGCGGGTTTTTTATTATCTGAATTCAGGAGTCTTTTATGTCGGCAGGAACTATCACCCTGACAAACGGGTCCGCTGTTGTTGGCGGTTCCGGAACCTCATTCGCAACCGAACTCGCCGCAGGTGATTTCATTGTTTCGACTGTGGGCGGTGTGCCCTACACGCTGCCGGTGAAAACAGTCGACAGTAATACCCAACTGACGCTAGTCAGCAACTTTACCGGGCCAACGCAATCCGGCGCTGCCTGGTCAGCCGTTCCTCGCGTGGCTCTCAACATGGTAACGGCCGCGCTGGTGGCCCAAAGTGCTGAAGCGCTGCGGGGTCTGAACTACGACAAACAGAACTGGCAGCAGGTTTACAGCGCAGCTGGAAACATCACAGTGAAGCTGCCAGACGGCACTACCTTCACCGGCCCGTCATGGAAATATCTGTCCGATAAACTATCCAACTTAGGAAACAGCGCCACCAGGAACGTCGGCACAGCGGCGGGAACGGTGGCCGCCGGTGATGATTCTCGCCTGACAACCATAGATGGTAAAACCGGTGGCGCGCTTACATCCTCCCTTAACATCACGGGTAACACCGCATCTTTCATAAACCAGGCTGGTTCTCCGTCTACTGGCACATTAGTGTTTGGCGGTTCAATGCGCTCATCTTTCCGGATTGCAAACCAGGAGCGTGCAGCTGCGAGTTTACAGGCGAGATATGTTTGGGGTAATTCAAGTTCATACGCTGAATTAAGCGTTGCTACCTTTACAGCCTCCGGGGCGGTAGGGGTTGCAGCGGCCTTCAACTTTGATGGTAATGGTTCGGCAACTGCTCCTGGGGCATGGGTGCCAAACTCAGACGGACGCCTTAAATATGATATCGAGAGAATTCAGGACCCGTTGGGGAAAATGGTTAAGCTTCGCGGGGTCACATGGAAGCGTCTCGACGACATTGCTCCTGGTATTGGGTTTGTCGCACAGGATGTGCAGGAAGTATTTCCTGAATTCGTTTTCGAGGGTGGTGACCGTACTCTGGACGATGGTACCGTTGTGGAAAAGGTCTTAAGCCCAGATACCTACGGAGTTGCCGCAGCACTACACCATGAAGCGATTTTGGCTTTAATGGAGCAAATTGAAGATTTAAAGAAACAGGTCAAAGCGTTGCAGTCTGGAAGCTGAGAAAACCGCCACCCATTGTATGCAAGAATGAGCGGCGGTTGATTGCTCAGTGTTCATGCCCGAGGAAATGTCGGAAATATTACCCGAACAAGATTTACAGCCCAACCTGTCGAACAGTCGGGAACTCTGAAACTAACCACATCTCGGATTCTTCAAACATTTCCTCCAACTGCTACTCTGGTGGGCTTTTTGCATTTTGTGCGATCGCTACATCTTCATACCTATTCAAATTACCTGACAGGTAATTTCTGCAATTGTGGCTCTATCTTTCAGCACTAACAGACGCTTTAATCACTCCAGCAGGCGCTCTTTAACAATTAGGTTGGTTTAAGTGGCGGGTAATCCGCTTTCGTTACTACTTGCTGATAAACACCATATAAGAGCGCATGGCTTTGAATCAGGTTTACTTCTGCATAGACCGCAGTAGCTAATATCGTGCCATTTCCTTTGTTCAGTACGAGATCGCTATAATTTTTATTCAACGCCTTAAGTGTCACTTGGAACAGATCTGAGAAATATTGCTTAAAGGTCATTTCTTCTTCATACCCGTAAAGCACAAAGCTACCCTGCATCGGCTCCACTTGAGGGTCAAAGATAACAATACAGCCATCCGGGAAGCTAAATCCACCCGAACCGATCATAGATTCCCCTGCAATTTTCATCGCAAAAGCACTTTCGCTAACAGCAACACTGCAAGGATGAAATGTAGTGGTCGATTTTAAGACTTCTTCCAACCTATTAGCGAACGCCCCCATAGTTACAAGGGGAAGTTGGCGAACTGAAGTGTATGGTATGAAATTTTTGAGATTTGGTTCTTGCCCGTCTCCGGAGGCTAACCATCCAGCGGTAGTCCCCAAAGCAGATGCCAGACGCAGCAAGACAGCGTCTCTTGGTTTCGATTCGCCACCCTCATACGCAGCAATTTGCCGCTGAACAATACCAACCTGTTTGGCGAGTTCCGTTTGAGTGAGCCCCAAGGACCTCCTCAGCGTGGATACCCTTTCATTAAATTGGGCGTCAAAGTTCACAATTTCACCATAAAAGAGATGTTGACATATGAAGAATTCATATTAATATCTCTACAAGTTCATATGAGTTTTTATGTAGAGAAAAAAGAGGAGTTCATGATGTCCGAAAATATTTCCGCGATCAAGCCACGTCAGGTCCGATTTGTCGAGAAACTGGATTCTCATATTCGAGAGTCCGCCAAGCGTTGCCATCGTTCCATTCAGGCAGAGATTGCTTACCGAATGGAATTATTGATGAAGCTTGAGGAGAAGGGTGATGTTGTCATCCAGTAGAAAAGACGAAGCTCCAGAGGCGGCAACCTCTAGAGCTTCAATTTTACCAGTCAATCGCGAGACTACTGATATGAAAAGTATAGCAACCGCAGTATCGACTATCAATGTGCCTTTCCATGGTGACACCCTTTATGTTGTAAATTATGAAGGTACCGCACAAGTACCGATGCGTCCCGTGGTTGAGGGCATGGGGCTTGATTGGGCCTCTCAATTTACCAAGATTAAACAAAGGTTTAATACCTCCGTTGCGATGATCACAATGCAGCTTCCTGGCGATAAACAGCGTCGAGAAGTCGTTTGCTTAAGCCTGAGGAAACTACCTGGCTGGCTCCACACGATCAACGTCGGTAAGGTTCGCCCTGAACTGCGCGATAAAGTGGCTCGTTATCAGGAAGAATGCGACGACGTTCTTTACGAGTACTGGACGAAAGGTGTAGCAGTTAATCCACGCCACAGAACCACCGTAAACGAACGCACCCCGCTGCGTGACGCAGTTAATCTCCTGGTAGGCAGGAAAGGACTCCGCTATGACGATGCATATAACATTGTCCATCAGAGGTTTAACATTGAAAGTATTGATGAGCTCGATCTTGAGCAAATCCCGATGGCTGTAGAGTATGTTCACCGTATGGCCTTGGAGGGGGAGTTCCTGGGTAAGCAGCTGGAGCTTCCAATGCCAAAACTGGACATAAATCTTCCCCTCCAGTGGTGGATCGAAAATAATCCGGTTGTTCGCAGTGGCAATCTGGGGTTCGGGAAATCGTTATGTGCACCGGCGTTAGACGTAACCATGCCAATGCTGTGCGGAGACAACTCAACATCATCGGCCATTCGCCTGATAAATATCCTGGAAGAAGCTGGATGTGATGTTTCTGCACCAAAAGCAGAAATCGTTGCCATGCGCGGCCACCTTGCAAATGTTGAGTATGGCATGAAAGCCATCTCTGACGCTTGCCGCCGGGCTGGTAATAAAACTATCTCCTTCCGTGGGGCTAAAGCTGAATTCGTAATTAACTAAGTTTCAAAAATCGCAGCCACCTTAAAACCCGCTTCGGCGGGTTTTTTACAAAACCTCCACACATAGAAACCTCCAGTCAGTCAGACTGAAAGTATAGGGTAGGGAGAAAAAACAGGTGCGCACCGAAACGTTATGATTTTGAACAGTGACATGATGATGGAAGTCAGCGTGGCGCTAAAGAGAGGCGTTGCGAAACTGGAAGAAGCTACGCAAAGTTTTACGGTGGGGCATGGATGGGACATAAAACAGCACTCGCTCTAAGGTGAACTTAGACGACTGACGTTTTAGACGACTCTAACCATCTGTTATTTAGTGCGCTCTTGGACGATCTTTGTCGATTATGAAAAATGTATGCTCATGTGATGGGGATGCAGGTTTAAGACCTGTCGATCTTCGCTGGCAGCCGCAGCGCTTTAATGCCACAATATTTTTTTCTTCGATTGCAGGAAAGATGATGAAAAAAATAGCAATTGCTGGCGCGCTGCTGGCACTGACCGGGTGCGTTCAGGTCGATAACTATAACGACGTGATTAAGCATCCTGTCCCGGCGCATCTGGCGGGGTACTGGCAGTCGAAAGGGCCGCAGAGCAACATGGTCAGCCCGAATGCGATTGCCACGCTGGTGGTGACGGAGGAGGGCGATACGCTGGACTGCCGTCAGTGGCAGCGCGTGATTGCCGTGCCGGGTAAAATCATGCTGCGTTCAGACAGTTATTACAACGTGACGCGTAAGCTCGATATCTATCCGCTGGAGCGCGATGGCTTGACGCTTGAGTACGACGGGCTGGAGCTGCAGAAGGTCGATCGCCCAACGGTTGAATGCGCCGATTACCTGAGCAAGAATCCGCTGGCGAGTAAGCTTCCGTAG